GGGGGAGGGCGATCGACCCCCGGTGTCAACCTGGGAAGGATGAGGTTCGAAGTTCCCCCCCTCAGCTCGCGATCTAGTTTCTGGGGGGGTCACTGACCGGAAAGCCCTGGTCAGAGGGCAAATCTAGACGTTGTCTAGACAGTGTGGCCGGGGTGGTGGCATGCTTGTCACCGGCTTGTCACTACCGGGGGTGGTTGCTGATGGCGATGGTGACGGTGCGCTGTTCGGACGCTGAGCTGCGCAGATGGAAGGCGGCGGCGGGTTCGGAGGGGCTGTCGGGGCTGGTTCGGAGGCTGCTGGACCGGGAGGCGGTGACGGCTGGGGTGTCTAGCGGGGCGGTGGACGAAGCGGTCAAGGCGGCCACGGCGTCTAGACCTCGTCCGGACGCGTCGAGGTCAGATGCGGCGGCAGCGAGGGTGCTGCAGGGGGCGCCGACTGAGCGGGTGAAGCAGCGGGCGCGTTCGGGGGCGACGGCGGGTGGGTCGTTCACGGAGACGGTGTCGATTGCGGACTGCCCGCACCTGTTGAAGCAGGCGCTTGGGGATGGGTTGTTCCGCTGCCGGCTGTGCAAGCAGGTGGTCCGGTGACCCGCCTTGCCATCCTGGACACCGAAACGACGGGCCTTGAGCCGGACCGGCATGAGATCTACGAGGTCGGCCTGATCGTCCGGGAGCCTGAGAAGCCGGACCAGGAGCACCGCTGGTGGCTGCCCGTCGAGCTGGCCAAGGCCGACCCGAACGCCCTGAAGGTGGGCCGGTTCTTCGAGCGGCACCCGGACTTGTACAACCTTCGCCTGTCGAGGCGGTGGTTCCCGGACCGTGATACCGGCGTGCTGGTGGAGTCGGGCTCCGCGCTCAGCCCACAGCCGACCAGCATCCCGGAGGCGGCGCGGGCGCTGATGCGGCTGACCGCCGGCGCCCATCTCGTCGGCGCCGTGCCCTCGTTCGACGCGGCGTTCCTGTCCAGGCTGTTGCGCGCGAACGGTTGCTGCCCCGCCTGGCACTACCACCTGGTCGACGTGGAAGCCCTGGCGGCCGGCTACCTGGCCGGCTTTGACGTGGCCTCCAGCTCGCCGGTGGCCGAAGGGCCGAAGCCGCCGTGGTCGAGTAGCGCCCTGTCCAAGGCGGTCGGCGTCGACCCGGACGAGCACGACCGGCACACCGCCCTGGGGGACGCCCGCTGGGCCAGGGCGATCTACGACAAGGTGCTGGGCTCATGAGCGACCGTTTGGACGACCAGCCGTACCCGAGGCCGCTGCCGGAGCGGCTGCGCGCTGCCCTCGGCCGCCGCCGTGCCCGGCCGCGCCGCTGCCCCGACCCGTGGTGCAAGGGGTCCGCCGCGGTCGAGGCGTTGGAGGCGCACTGCACGGGACGCTACTGCGACTGGTGGCGCTGCCGGTCCTGTGGCGGCTGGGGCATTCCGAAGGTCCGATGGCAGCGGGGAACCCGGTGACGTGCCTCCGCTGCGGCGGCCGGGAGTTCCGCTCCGGGCTGCTGTCCGGCCGGCTGTTCTGCGCCGCCTGTCTGTGGTAGGCCGAGCGGCCCTGGCCGCCATCACCAGTCGTTGACACAGTGTTGACACCAGGGGACAGGGCCGGGTAGCGTTCTCCACTGCGGCAACACCAGCCTCCGGAGCACGGTGAAGCCGCTGTGGCGCACGAGCCTGGCAGCCAGTGTGGACCTGTCAGGCCCCCGGTATCCCGATGCCGCCCGGCAGGGTGGCTAGCAGGCCCGGGGACCACCGCCGGCCGGGGGGAGCCTAACCAGGAGTCCACCTCCCCCCGGCACCTTCGCCCAGTTGCGCGCCCGCCGGCCGGGGGCACGCGAGCCGCCCACCAGACCCCGCACCACCAAGGCGCCGCCACGCTGGGGAGCCTGTTGCGTGTTCCGCTCCTGGCCAGGAGCACACCGACCACCTGGGAGTCACCGTTCATGGCCACCACCGAAACCACCGAGCTCGCCTCCCCCCCGGACGAGGTCGCCGTCGAGCCGAGAAACGTCAAGCTCACCTGCGCGGGCGAGGAGTTCACCGCTCAGCTCGACTACGAGACCTGGACGCTGCGCGCCAGCTACCTCGGCACCTTCCACGTCTCCGGCCTCGCCTCGCTCGAGGTCGTCAAAGAGCTCGTTCGCGTCACCGCGCCGTGGATCGCTGAGCTCCGCCGGATCCACGACCAGGCGAAGCGGCTTGCCGATGAGATCGACGGCGCGTTCAAGACCGTCCGCTCCCCCGGCGGAGACCCGGACCTCGGCCCGGGGCAGTACGATCCGCCCGCCGACGCCGGCCAGTCCGAGCCGTCCTTCTAGGAGCCATGCTGTGAAGAAGATCGAGGTCGGCGACCCGCCCGGCATGAGCGTCAACGACTGCCTGAAGGTCGCCTCCCACTGGGCGCACCTCGCCCACGAGTTCGGCGCCGAGGCGCTCGAGACGCGCGAGTCGAACCCGGAGGCCGCCGCGGAGCTGTTCGACGCCGCGCACGACTGCGCGCAGGTGTCCATGGCGTTCAGCGCGCTCGGTGCCCCCGGCGCGACCGGCGACCAGCTCGCCGCCGCCCTCGTCCGCGCCGCCGGGATCACCAGCGGCCCGCCGCACAACGGGCCCGGCGGCCTGCACGTCGTCCCATGACCGACCTGGCCGCGTTCGCCGTCGCGTTCGGTGCCAGCCTCGCCTACCGGTGGCTGCGCCGCCGCGCCCGGCGCGGCACCTACTATCCGCCCCTATAAGAGGAGTGGCCCATGATGGTGTTCACCACCGCCGGCCCGACCGCCCTGGACATGGAGCAGCCCGAGACCTGGCCCGACCCCACGCTCGGCTCCACCGTCGTGTACACCGACGTTTCGGAGATGGCCGCCGTCGTCGTCGGCTCGGAGGAGCCCGGCACCGTGAACTTGCAGGTGCTCAACACCAGCACCGACGGCTCGGTCCTGGTCAAGGGTGTCCCTCCCGGCTACGACGACGGCTGCTGGCACTGGCCGCACAAGGCCGGCCACGACCCGTTCGGCGAATAGACAGGCCCCGGGGCGGGGAATGACCGGCTCTGCCCCGGACAGGCGGCCCGCCGGCGCTTCCGCCCCACCCGGGCGCCGGCGGGCCGCCCCACGTCCACGCCTGTTCACAACCTTGTCACCAGTCAGGTACCCTCTGAAGCACTCGAAGCAGCATTTGGAGCCCAGGAGGCGCCGATGGCCGGCTTGAAAGTCCCCGCGCGCAACAAGGTGGCCGCCGCCGCGCGCGTGGACGCGCCCGGGGTGCGCGCCCGTATGATCGGCGACCCCGGTTCGATCTTCGCCGGCTGGGACTGCCCCGTCGCGGTGCTCGAGCATTCCACGACCTCGTCCTCGGATGGCGCGGTCACCGACGAGCACACCGTCGTGCAGCTCTTGAACGACGACGGCGAACCCTCGAAGGTCGGCCAGGTGAAGGTGTACACGGGGGAGGCGTACTTCGCCGAGGCGCAAGGCCCCCTGCCCGGCGGCGTGCCGACCGCGGAACGCAAGCCGGGCGCGGTCGGCGGCGACCCGGAGCTGCGCCAGGGTGCCGAGCATGTCGCCCCCGAGCACGTCACTCCCGACATCGGCTCGCCCGGCATCCCGCCCGCGCGCGACCCGGCCCTCCTTGTCGATGGTGAGGGCGCCGGCCGCAACCCGGAGACCAGGCCGTGACCGACATCGACCTGGAAGGCCGCCACCAGGCCACCCGGCAGATCCTCCGCTGGTTCGACGCGGACCACCTCCCCGAGCCGCTGCGGGCCACCTCCGAGGCGTGCGGTGACCTGGCCCGCAGGATGGTGATCGCCCTGCCCGACGGCCCGGAGCTCACCGTCGGCCTGCGCCATCTGCTCGACGCGAAGGACGCCTTCGTCCGGCAGGCGATCGTTTCCCGCGACGGGCCCCGCCTCGACGCGGACGGGACCGGGCTGTCCAAGGTGTACCCGGCCGGCGGGATGCAGCCGGTCGGCCAGGTGCCAGCCGAAAGGACCTGACATGGCCGCACCCCTGCCCGGCCGCCGGCCGCGGCCCGCCCAGCCCGCAAAGCCCGCCAAGCCGTCGCCGACGCCCTTCCCAGGCCGCGGCGGTGGCCGTCGGGTTGGACCCAACCCGACCCCGGGCACCCCGCGCAAGGTCGGCCCGGCGTTCGGCCGCGGCGGCAACCGCACCGTCCCCGGCGCGCCGGCGTCTAGGCCGGTCCGGCCTGGACGGTCCCCCGGCAGGCGTCCCTTCTAGGAGCGTGCGTGCCCGAGTGGAGCCTGTACGCCGCTGACGACCACCTCGCCGCGAAGGCCGAGGCGGCCGACGGCACGTTGCAGCTCGGCCACGACAACCCGGCCGGGACCAACGACCGCTACCCGCTCACCCCGTTCTGGCTGACCATCAACCCGGACAACCCCGCCGACCGGGAAGAGGTGCTGGTGACCGCCCTCTCCGTCGCCGGCGTCGCCACGTGTACACGCGGCTACCTGCAATCGCCGATGGTGGCGCCACCGCCCGCCGCCAAGGCCCACAAGCAGGGCACCCCGGTCAGGCTGGGCACCCGCGCGGGCGCCTACCCGGAGTTCTGGCACGAGGTCGGCGCCGCCGGCGAGCCGCCGTTCCTGAACAGCTGGGTGCAGCAGGGCGGCGTGGCCACGGTCGCGTTCATGCGCACCCCGGAGGGCCTGGTCCTGCTCCGCGGCGGCGTGGTCTCCGGCACCGCGGCCCTGGCCGCGTTCAACCTGCCCGTCGGCTACCGCCCCGGCGACGCCAACAGCCTGCAGTTCGCCTGCCCGTCGGGTGCCGCGGCGATGACGCAGGTGAACGTGGGCGTCTCCGGCAATGTCCTTCCCCAGGCCTCGCCTGGTGGCGGGGTGCGCCTGGACGACATCCGGTTCATGGCGGAGCTGTAGCGGTGACCGTCCGGCAGATCGACGAGGCGCGCAAGCGCAAGCACGCGGGCGGCCGGCCGGCGCGGCGCCGCAACGCGACCGAGGCGGACCTGGCCAAGTTCCGCGCGCTGCTCGCCAAAGGCTTCTCTCCTGGGAAGGCCGGGCAGGAGTGCGGCTTCTCCTACTCGTGGGGTGTGAACAAGGGCCGGGAGCTCACCACCGGCACGAAGCGTGGCGCGCACACGAACTCCATGGAGACCCTGGACCTGCCGCCGGTTCCCTACGAGGAGCTCGACGAGCAGGCCCGCCGCGGGGTCGACGACTTCCTGTTCTTCCGCTGGCACTTCCTCGGCCGCAGGTCCAAGCAGCCCTGGTCGGACGAGGCCGGGGTGGACCTCACCGCCGCCGAGGAAGCCGTCCAGCAGGCCGTCGAGCCTGACCCGACCTACCTGATCGTCAACGTCTACCCGGGCGCGGGCAAGTCGACGTTCATTCATGACTGGGTCGTGTGGCTGATCGTCCGCTACCGGGCGCTGGGCCGGGAGCGCAGGGTGCAGCTCGGCGCCGACGCCCAGGTCCAGTCCCGCTCCTACTCGGAGCGGATCCGGCAGACGTTGGAGAACAACCGCAAGCTGATCTCGGCGTACGGCCGTTTCCGGCCGCTCAACCCGGTGTTCTGGTCGAGCACGGCGTTCCGGGTGGAGACCCTGCCCGGGGTGTGGTTCGACGAGAAGGAGCCGACGGTGTTCGCGGTGAGCAGGGAGAGCTCCTTCCTGGGTTTCCGCGGCCACGTGGTCGTGTGGGACGACCTGATCACCAAGAAGAACCAGCGCACCCCGGAGGGCCGCGAGCAGCTCGCCTCCTGGTGGCACGCGGAGGCGGAGAGCCGTGTCGAGCCGCGCGGGTTCGTCGTGCTCGTCGGCACCCGGGCCGGCCCCGACGACCTGTTCCGCCGGCTGCTCGACATGAAGGTGCAGCACTCCGACGACGAGAACGACCAGCGGCCCATCTACCGGCACATCGTCTACCCGATCCACGACAAGAGCCGCTGCGCCGACCCGTCGAGCCGGGAGCCTGGTGCCCACGCGGGCGGCTGCCTCGCCGACCCGGGCCGGTTCTCCTGGTCGCGCGTGCTCACCTTGCAGGTGCAGCTCGGCCCCGACTTCGAGCTCACCTACCAGCAGCACGACGCTGCCCGCGGCCTCACCCTCGTCCAGCGCGAATGGGTGGAGGGCGGGGCCGACGAGGCGGGCAACAGCTTCGTCGGCTGCTGGGACTACACCCGCGGCATGTGGGAGCCCCTGCCGGAGGCGGCCCTTGGCCGCTACGCCTGCGCGATCACCGTCGACCCGTCGCCGACCCGCTGGTGGGCGATCGAGGCGTGGCTGTGGGACAAGGCCAACAACCTCGACTACCTGATCGGCATGCACCACCGGCGCATGCTCGCCTCCGACCTCCTCGACCTCGAACCCGGCTCGGTCGTGTACACCGGCGTGCTCGAGGAGACGGTGGTGAAAGTCCGGGAGCTCGGCGTCAAGATCCGCTACCTGGTGTTGGAGGACAACTCCGCGCAGCGGTTCATGTCCCAGTACGCCTTCTTCAAGCACTGGTTGCGCTCCCGTGGCATGATCCTGCGCTCCCACACGACCGGCATCAACAAGGCCGACCCGGAGCGCGGCATCGAGACGGTCGGCGCCCGCTGGATGTACGGCCAGGTGCGCCTGCCCGGCAAGACGACCACCTCCAAGGCCCGGTGCGAGCCGCTCGTCCGCGAGGCGCTCACCTACCCGGAGGGCGCCACCGACGACTGCCTCATGGCCGAGTGGTTCTTCCATTTCAACCGGGACCGGCTCACCTTCGCCGACGACGGCCCCACCCACTACGGCAACCCGCGCGACCTGGCACCGATCCACGCCCGCCAGCAGAAAGGCGAGCTGCCGTGGGCGGCCGGCTTCCAGAACACCGCGTACGCGACCAGCCCCCTGGCCGCCGGATGGAGGCGTACGTGAGAACAGTGGCCGTGGACTTCGACGGCGTCATCCACGCCTACAGCAAGGGGTGGCAGGACGGGTCGATCTACGACGAGCCGGTGGAAGGTGCGTTCGACGCGCTTCGCCAGCTCATGCGCCACCACGCGGTGTTCGTGTTCACCAGCCGCGAGCCGGAACAGGTCATGCCCTGGCTGGAAGGCCACGGCTTCGACGTGACGATCGACGACCGCTGCGGTCGCTGCCTCGGCCATACCGAGGACTCCTGCGAAGCCTGCCACGGTAGCGGTCGACTTACCTTCTGGAACGTCCGCGGGCAGCTCCTCGTCACCCAGTGCAAGCTGCCCGCCGTCGCCTACTTGGACGACCGGGCGGTCCACTTCACTGACTGGGACCAGGCCCTCAACGACGTTGGTGACCTGATCTACCACGGGAGCCTGTCGTGAAGACCCTGTACGAGCTGTGCGCCATCTACGACGCCCGCGTGGCGCTGTTCGCCTCCCGGGACGAGCGCAACCGGGACATCGCCGCGGTCATGGAAGGCCGCTTCCACGAGGCGTTTCCCAACTTCTTCCGCTCCCCCTCAGACCGGCCCCTGGTCTCCAACGCCCTGCGCGTGGCCGCTGAGGACTACTCGCAGATGCTCGCCAAGCTGCCCACCATCTCCGCGCCCAAGGAGAAGGACACCAAGCGCGAGCAGCGTCAGGCGGACAAGCGCGGCAGGATCGCGGTGCGCGGCTACTGGGCCGACTGGAACTGGCCCGTCCAGGCGTTGCAGGGCGCGCTGTGGTTCCTCATGTACGGCTACGTGCCGGTGTGCATCTGGCCGTACAACACGCCCAAGCAGCTCCGCTCGCCCCTGGCCGAGTTCGCCGACCCGGCCGGCTACTACCCGGGTCCGGTCGAGCACTACGGCGCCCAGCCGGTCGACGGCTTCGTCACCTTCGAGCTGCCATGCGCCCACATCGGCCTGCTCTGGCCGGAGGTGCGCTCCCGGCTCACCAAGGTCAACCCGTGGTCGGGGATGCGCGTCCCCCTGGAGGACCAGGACAAGGTGCCCGTCGCCAGGTATCACGGCCGCGACGAGATCACCATGTTCCTCCCGCGGGAGCGGGAGATGCTCTACCAGTGGCCTATGCCTGCCAAGCTCGCCCGGCCGACGCTGTTGTGCGCCGCCCGGCCCGGTGTGAAGCTTGAGGCGATGGAAGGCCAGTTCGACCAGCTCCTCGGCGTCCTCCTCGGCCAGGCCCGCATGACCGCGCTGCTGCTGATGTACGGCGAGGAGCAGGTGATGGCGCCGATCGAGATCGACGAGGACGTGCGCTGGCAGGAAGGTCCGAAGGCGATCATGCGCCGCCCCCGCGGCGCCGCCCCCGCCCAGAAGGTCGGCTTGCAGATGCCCGCTGACGTGTGGCGGGAGCTCGACATCTTCGAGCAGCACTTGTACAAGGGCAGCCGGCGCCCGGCCACCCGCGACGGTCAGAGCCCCGTGAGCTACGCCACCGGGAAGGGCATCGACGCGTTGGGCGGCGCCACCGTCGACACCCAGCTTTCCACCTACCAGACGATCTGGTCGTGGCTGAACACCGAGACCCTCGCCTCCGGCATGTGCGTGGACGAGGCGTTCTACCCGAACGAGCGCAAGCCGATCGGCGAGCTCGACGAGACCTACGTGCCGGTCGACGACCTCGCCGGCCGCTACTGGCTGGAAGCCACCTACGGGATCCTGCTGGGCGTCAACCCCTCCTACTTCACCGTCATGGTCTCCCAGCTGATCGCCGCCGGGCTGATCTCCCGGGAGACCGCGATGGAGCAGCTGCCCAACCTGGCCGAGCTCGGCCGGGAGAAGGAGCGGCTGCGAGGCGAGCAGGGCGAGCAGGCGATCATGGCCTACGTGGCCGCGGCGGCCGGCGCCGGCGACCGCACCGGGCTGGACCTTGCGATCGCCATGGCCCCCAACTCCGAGATCGCCCGGCTGGTGAACGAGCGGCTGCAGCAGGCCGAAGCCGAGGCGCAGGCGCAGGCCGCCCAGGCGCAGGCGCAGGCGGGCGCGATCGGCCAGCCCGGCGCCCCGGCGGCCGGTGGCGAGCCGGCCGCGGCCGTGGAGGATGCGACGCAGGCGATCGGGCAGGGCGCCACCGACCTGCGCGCGTTGAACACGCTCATGGGCCCGCTCGCGCAGCAGATGGGACAGGTCGCATGAGCGGCTACCGCGTCCCGCTCGCTGTCGGCCCGGACGGCTATCCGATGTTGGACGAGCGTGCCTTCCACATGGCCATGGTGCTGATGCGCGACGACGGCCTGACCGACGCCGAGGTGTGCGCGCTCCAAGAGATCGGCTGGCCCGATGGCGGGTAGGGGTGGCGCGCAGCAGCCGGACTACCGGCCCCGGGTGCCCGGCATCGGCGCGGCGTCCACCCGCACCGACATGACGACCGGGTCCGGTCTCGGCCCGAAGTCGACCCCGATCACGGGCGCGCCGACCACCGGCGTGGAAGCACCGTACGGGCAGCGAAGTGAGCTTCTCGGCTTGCAGCAGGGCGCGCCCCTGTCCCGTGGCGGCGCGCCCCCGCGCGCGGGCGGCACGGTGTCCCCCTCCCAGCTGCCCACCATCGAGGCTGGGAACGAGGAGCCGGTGCTGCCGCCGCTGCCGCCCATCCAGCCCAGCGTGCTGGACGCCTACGGCGCCGCCGACATGGACGCGGTGATGGAGTGGCTGCCGGACCTGCACGAGCTCGCCAGCCTCCCCGACGCGACCGAGGGGATCCGCACCCTCGCCGAGGTGATGAGCGAGATCGCCTTGCACCTGCACAGCCGCGAGGTGCCGCCCGCCGCGTACATGGGTCCGAGGCCGGTGGAGTAGGTGCCCTTCCAGCCCGACACCGGCGGCGGCGTGTACACGCCGCCCCGGCCGGGCGTGCCCCGCAAGAAACGGCGTGTCGCCGGCGACGAGGCGATGGCCTCGTTCCGGGCGGGGGAGCGGGCGAGCTGGAACACCCCGCCGGGCCTGGCCGGCTATCAGGCGGCGCGCACCCAGGCGGAGCCGCTGCCCTGGCTGGCCCGGCCGACCCCGACCGGGGAGACCATGGCGGATTGGCTGGCTCGCCGCTACGAGACCGCGATGGGCTCCTGGTCGCTGGACCGCGCCCCGTTCTCCCTCATCCACGACCTCGCCACCGCGTCCTTGGATGAGCGCCGCCTCGGCCTGCTGTTGGAGCGGACGGCGCCGCTGCAGGAGGAGGTCACTCGGCGGCTGGCGGAGCAGCGGGCGCTGGGCGCCTACCGGGCGGGGGAGCGCGCCCCCCTGCCGCCCACGCCGGTGGAGCCGGATCGGAGCCTGTCCGGCTACGAGTCCCGTCGTGCTTCCACGGCTGGCCCGCCGCCGGGGAGCCTGAAGTTCGGTCAGGTCGACGACCAGACCGCTGGCGAGCAGAACCGGCTGATGACGATGAACCGGGCGGCGGCTCTAGGCGAGCTGGCCGGCCCGCAGGCGGCGGAGGCGTTCCCGACCGCCTCAGCCGTGGTGGAGGAGGCGTTCCGGGACCGCCGCGGCCGGCTGCGTCACGGCACGTGGCTGGCCAACTACCTCACCACCGCCCCGGCCGACGACCTCGGCGAGGACGCCGCGCGCAAGCAGTTGCGCACGTTCGCGCGTACCTCGCCGAGCTTGAGCGAGCAGGAGCGGGGCGCGCTCACCGCGATGCTCGACGACCACCTGCACCCGCTGGACATCGCCGGCTGGTTCACCGCCTACGAGGCGTTCGACGGCGAGGAGCTCCACCAGCGCGGCATCCCGTCCCTGGACGAGGTCATGGCCCGGATCGCGGAGAACCAGGACCCGGGGTTGCTGGGCAAGGCGACCGGTGGTGTCGCCGGCCGCGCCCACCAAGACCTGCTCGGCTTCGCCCCCCGCGACGAGCTCGAAGCCGACCGCCTGGCCGTCTCCCACACCCACGGTCTCTCCCAGGGCGGCTTCCACCCGGGCAAGCTGTTCACGCCGCTGGACTGGGCGTGGCAGCATGTCGTCTCCCGGCCGCTCGGCTTCGCCGGCCAGTACCTCGTCCCCCTCGCCGAGGTGCTGAACTCGGTGAAGGTGAACCCGCCGGGCGCCCGCGGCCCCCTGGTCCGCGGCGGCCCGCAGGGCGCGGTCACCGTGGAAGGGGCGCCGTGGCGCGGCTTCCCGTCGATCTCCGACGCCTGGCATCGGGCGCAGGTCCGCGGCCTCGGCGGCACGTTGGCCGAGATCGCCGGCGTCGACCCGGCCGACCCGCACTTCGGCCAGGCGTCGGCGCTGTTCGAGCTCGGCGCCGCCTGGTACGCCGACCCGATCCTCGTCGGCTCCCGGGTGGGCGCCGGCGCGAGGGCGGCCCGCAGGATCCCCGCCGGGGAGGCCGTCACCGGCGCGAGCCTGCCCTCCCGGGCCACGCGCATCCTGGACGCCGGCCCGCCCGACCTGCCCAAGAGCAGGGTGGCGCAGCTCACCTATCAGGTGATGGCGCAAACCCCGGAGTCGCTGGCCTCCACCCCGGGCGCGCTCAAAGCGTTCCGGGCGATGGCGGAGGAGACCTCCGCGGCGGTCCTGGCCGACCGGTTCCGGCTGCCCGGCCCGATGGCCGCCCGCATCGCCGATGAGCGCGACCCGGAGCGGATCCGGGACCTGTTCGTCGCCGGCTTCCGCGGCAGCGTGCCCGGTTTCGAACTGTACGAGATCGACGCGCGGCTTGCCCACAACACCGACGAGATCGAGCGGCTCAAAGGCGTCGACCAGACCCCGGAGGTTCGCGACAAGGTGTCGGCGCTGACCCGCCAGCAGGGCGACCTGCTTCGCGACCGGGACGCCGCGCCGACCGGATTCGAAGTCCGCACCGTCCCGGAGCTCACCCTGCTCGGCAAGTGGCGGCAGGAGGTGAAGCGTGCTGTCCCCGAGCCGGCCCGCCGCATCGCCACCCCCCGGGAGGGCGCCCTGCTCCCGGTTCGCTACACGCGCACGGAGGGCACGACCCTGGCCGACGTGCTGTTCCGAAGCGGGGAGGGTGCCCAGGCCCGCGTGCTCGGCAAGCTGCCCGACGACGCGAAGGCGGCGCTGGCGACCGTGGACGGCCACCTCGAGCGGACAAGGACCCGCCTGGGTGAGCTGTACGGTGAGCGCACGGCCAGGCCGGGCGTGTTCGACCAGCAGATCGGCGACCTCGAGCGCAACCTGTCCACGCTCGAAGGCGAGCGGGCCGGCCTGCTCGAACGCAACGGCCTGTCCCGCCAGCACGCCCTGTGGCAGGCCCGCGACCAGTTCGGCGCCCGCAACCCGCTGATGCGCACCCTGTCCTGGGCGTACAACCGCAAGGCGGGGATGCGCGCCGCGTTCGAGATGCTGCCCCGCTCCGGCGACGCGATCTCGATCACGGACAAGACCCAGGGTGTGACCGTGTTGGAGCGGCTCGGCCAGGCCCTCGACGTGGACCGCAAGACCCTCGACGCCGCGATCGACCACTACCTGCGTGCGACCGGCCCGACCGACACGAAAGCCGCTGTCGCGCTGGTGGTGAAGCGGGCGAAGACCCTGCACCCGGAGTACTCCAACGAGATCCTGCGCATGTGGGGCGACAACTCGGAGAGCTTGTACTGGGCGGGTGACTTCGACGGCGCTGAGCGGTGGATGTCGCGCAAGCCGTGGATGGGCGACCAGGTGCCGTTCGGCCAGGCCCACATCACCTCGGAGCTGGTCAACGAGATCCCGCTGCCCGACTGGCGCGCCGCCCGGGACCTGCGCCGCCTGCCCGTGCGCGCCCGCAACCGGTTGCAGGACGTGGCCAAGGGTGATCTTGAGGACTCCACGGTCGCCGCCGTGGCCGAGCGGTTCGGTGTGCGCCCCGGACACTTGGCCAAGGTTGCGCGTTTAGGCGCCGGCGGTGTCGCCGTGGTGCCGAAGACGTGGCTGGCCACGACCAGGGCGGTCAACCTGCTGATGACGAACGTGTGGACCCCGGCGGTGCTCCTGCGGGGCGGCTGGCCGATGCGCGTGGTCGGCGAGGAGCAGGTCCGCATGGCCGCCGCCGGCCTTGCCTCAAGCGTGTTCCACCCGGGCGAGTGGATGCGCGCGATGGCGTCGGAAGGCGACTTCGCCAGGTTCGCCGACGTGCCCGACGAGGTCATGGTCGCCTACACGAGGCACCTGTTCGACCGGGCGCCGAAGCCGATGAAGGTCCGCAAGGGCATGCCCGGGTACACGCAGGCGTGGCGGGGGGAGCTGCGCCAGCTCGCCGGCGCGCCGGAGATCCGCTTCTACGCCGAGGCGATGGCCGCCCACGGCGAGGGTGAGGAGGCGGTGGCGGCCACGGTCCGATGGCTGCGCGGCCACCCCGACGGCCAGGAAGCCTGGAAGCACATGCAGCTGTCGGTGGAGGCGGTCCTGCACCCGGAGTCCAAGCGCCTCGCCCGCGAGGCGGCGACGGCGGAGGAGCTGGACCGCTACCGGCAGGAGTGGGTGCGCACCTTCGCCGACCGGCTCCGCGACAAGACCCGCGGCGACCAGACCCTCCTGGGCATGATCCGGGAGGGGGAGCTCCGCCAGCCCCTCGACGACTACCTGGCCGCCCGCTACGGCGGCGATCTGCCCCAGCGCACCCAGCTGCTCGTCGAGCAGGCCAGGAGCCTCGCCTCCGCGGGCAAGCGGATCCCCCACGAGCTGCGCCTCGAACTCGAAGGCGCCCTCAACGTCAACGTGTACACGCGCCGCGGTGGGAAGGGCTTGGGCGTCCGCGTCGGCTTGAGCGACGAGGAGCTGCCCCGCTACCTCGACGCCCTGCCCGACGCGGCCAAGCCGAATTTTGTGAAGGGCCGCGGGTTCGCCTGGCACGGCATGCCCACCCCGACCGGCGGCGTCATCAACACGATGTTCGACTACTTGGGCGGCAAGCCGACCTCCTACCTCTCGCGGGCGCCGGCGTACCGGCAGTTCGCCGCCGGCGAGTTCCGCCGGTTGCGCGGCCTCGGCGTGCCCGCCGAGCGCGCCGAGTCGCTGGCATCGGAGTGGGCCGTGCGGCAGACGAAGATGCTGCTGTACGAGCTCGGCGAACGCTCAAGCCTCGCCCAGCAGCTCAGGGGCATGATGCCGTTCGTGAACGCGTGGCAGGAGGTCGCGCAGCGGTGGCTGGTCGACTTGCCCGCCAAGCACGGCGGCTTCGGTCTCGGCCAGGCCGCCCTCGCCCGCCGCGGCCAGCTGATGTTTGACGCCGCCGAAGAGAGCGGGCTGATCTTCAAGAACGACCGGGGCGAGTGGGCTACGCGCTTCCCCGGCCTGGACGCCCTTGCCTCGCACGTGCTCGGCGTACCGATGCGCACCGACGTGGCCTTGCGGAACTTCAACATCTTCGGCAACGGCGCCCCCGGCCTGTCCCCGATCACCCTGGCCGCGCTCACCCAGCTGCCCACGATCCGGGAGCAGTTCTCCAAGCCCGGCCCGCTCAAGGCCACGTTCGACTGGTTGACCCCGTTCGGCCCGGAGGTGCAGTTGGGTCCGGCGTGGATGGGCCGCGCCTGGTGGGGGCTGACGAAGCAGGCGCCCCCGTGGGAGCTGTTCTCCTCCCGCTACCAGCAGACCCTCTGGGACGGCGCGATCATCGACGGGATGCGGGTGATCGACGCGAAGGAGGCGAAGGACTCTGGCACCGGCACCCTCGCCCGGATCGGCCGGATGCAGGAGGGCCCGGAGAAGACCGCCGCGTTCTCGGCGTTCCTGCGCGAGGCGGAGTCGATGGGCCGCCACTTTTACCTGCTCCGCGCCGGCACCGGCGTGTTGTTGCCCGCGCAACCAAGCTACTACTGGCCGAATGCGAAGGAGGCGGCGGGCTTCTTCGAGCGGTTGAACGCGATCCCGAAGGACTCCCCGGAGCGCAAGCAGGCCTACGACGACTTCATCGAAGCCCACCCGGAGCTCAGCTCCTACCTCGTCGGCAAGTCGACCACCGACCCGGAGGTGCCCCGGCCGACCGACCCGAAGGGCGGCTTCAGCCTGAAGGTGTACTGGGAGCAGGTCCGCTCGGGCGCCAGGGAGCGGCTCACCCCGGAGCAGTGGGAGACGTTCGCCGCCGGCGCGGTCGACTACCAGCAGATCCAGCATGACTACCGGGTGGGAGTCGCCGAGGCGGGGTCGACGGCGGCGGAGCGGCTGGCCAACTACGGCGCGGTCATCGAGGCCGGCAACGCCCGCGCGGCGCAGATCGGCCGGCTGCGCCAGGCCAACCCGACCTGGGCGGTCCAGTTCGACCTGCAGCTGGGCGACTCGGCCAGGGCGAAAGGCGAGGGCCGGGAGACGTTCGAGCAGAGCGTCGCCGCCGACTTCGCCAACAACGTGAAGGTCATCTCCGACCTGGTGAACGACTCGCCCTTGGAGGACGAGATCGACTTCGCCGCCCTGCGGGAGGTCCGCCGCACCCTGTTCGACAAGTACGGCACCCGGTTTTTCAGCACGACCGGATCCGGCGTGGACGCCGAGGTGCGCGACTACTTCGACACGGTGCTCAACCCGTACCTGGACAAGCTGGATGGCATCTACGCGCAGGCGCACAGCGTGCCGAAGGCGGAGCGTGGCCCCTTGTACGAGGCCGCCCGGAAGCTGAAGAACGAGTTCGCCGCACCGGAGGGCATGCCGGGCCCGGAAGCGGTGCTGTTCGGCATGGGCGACCGGGAGCAGCAGGACCGCCAGGTGAAGAAGTGGGCTTCCAACCCGCCCTCGTGGCTGACCGACTTCCAGCGGCAGAAGGCCGGGTTGCAGACCGACGGGCGCACCCGGGACTACTGGGACATTGTCAACGCCAACGACGACCAGGTGCGCGCGTACATCCGCGAGCACCACCTCGCCCCCAGCAGCCGGGAGGCCACGGCGATTCGTGAGGGCTTCCAGCAGTGGACGTGGCAGCTCGCCAAGGCCAACGGCCTCGATCAGGAGTGGCAGCGGGAGAACGAGTGGGCGCCGTTCGCGCGCGCGTACGCGCAGCAGCAGCTCCCCGGCGACGACTGGGCCAACGTCGCCCATGCCTACCAGCAGGTCCAGCAGGCCCTCGCCGCGGTCTCCACCAACAAGGACGGCAGGCCGGCGGGGATCGACTCGCGTGCGGGCAGGCCCATCTTCGACGCCTTCGTGTCCTGGCTGGACCTCTACCGCCAGCAGTCCCCCAGCTTCGACGAGGCCCTGGACGACTGGGGCAGGATCATCGGCACCGCCGACGAGCCGTTGATCGGCGAAGACCTCTACCGGCGCTTCATCTTCGGATCGTTCAGGTGATGTGACATGCCGATCCCCATCGACGAGCAGCGCGGCACCCCGGTCAAGCCGAAGCCGCCCGCGCCGACACCGGGCGGCGGCCTGCCCGGCGGCGTCCCCGCGTTCAACATCGGCGCCGCCCTGGCCGCCGGCGGCGCCGCAGGGCCGAGCGGTCCGCAGCCGTTGTCCCCCGCGGACATCCGTGTCCTGGTCGGCAACCAGGGCAAGCAGTTGGGCGCGAACCTGGTCGGCCCGTTCACGCCCGAGTCGATCCTGGGCGGCTACGCGGGCCAGGTGCGCGCCTGGTACGGGGAGAACTACCCGAAGGCGGAGCGGTGGTCGGAGATGGCGATGCGCAGCCGCATGTCGGAGGCCGCGTTCGGCCGCTGGTTGCGCGCCCGCCCCGAGTTCGCCTCCACCGACAAGGCCCGGGAGATGCGCGCCCAGTACATGCTCGCCATCGCCCAGATCTTCGGGAGGGTCTGACATGCCCAAGCCCCTCCTCGATGAGAACACGAGTGGCGCTGACATGCATCGCGTGCTCGTTGGGCCGGGCCTTCTTGAGCATGAGGTGCCGCTGCCGCCAGGCTCCGAGGCGGACCTACCTTTGACCTCGGCGGACGCGGGTGTCGCCGATGTGGCCCAGACGGAGCCGCAGGCCGCCGCGATCGGCGGGAACCTCGCCGAGGACGACTCGTGGTTGGAGTTCGACCCGGAGATCTCCACGCTGCTGCACCGTGCCGTCCACCACGGCATGGAGCCCGACCAGTTCGAGGCCGAGGTCCGCTCTTCGGGCGCGTTCGCGGAGGTCACCGACCGCCGGGCACGCCTCGCCGACCCGGTGAGCGGGGAAGCCTACCGGGCGGAGCTGCAGTCGCAGATCGCCGCCCTGGCCGGCACCCCTCCGGACGACCCGGCCGTCACCGACTACGTGGGCCGGCTGGCCGCCGGCACCGCCACCATGGCCGGCATCACCTCGCTGGTCGCGCCGATGGCTGTCGGCCTCTCCTCGCAGCGGGTCGAGCAGTTGGCCGCCGAGCACGGCGTCCCCATGACCCGGCAGACCGCCGAGCAGTGGACAAGCTTGGACGAGCCGACGGCGAACGCCCAGCTGGAAGGGATCTCCCGCGGCCTGTACCCGTGGCTCGCCCAAGGTATGACCTACAACCAGCACGCCGGCGTCCTCCGGGACGTGTACACGCAAGAGCTGGGAGCGGAGCCGGACCCGGATGACACCCGGTTCGGGGAGCTGATGGCGCAGTCGCTCGGCCAGCCGGGGCTGTTCCGCTCCCAGCTGCGCCGCCTGCCCGCCTGGCAGCAGACCCCCCGCGCGCAAGCCCTGTACGCGCTGAAAGCCGACCAGGTGACCCGGGCGCTGATCGACGGGGAGCACGCCGACGCGGAACCGGGCGCCGACCCGTACTCGGAGCTCCGCGCCGCCCTCGGCCAGGACTCCACCGCCAAGCCGGGCGAGACCGCCACCCTGTCCGGGGAGTCGACGATCCCGCGCACGATGGACCAATACGGCTCTTCCACCGTGTTCGCCGACGCGGGCGGTGGCGGGAACCTGAAGGCCATCTCGCTCGCCCGCCGCTACCTCGGCATCCCGTACCGATGGGGCGGCTCCGACCCGCGCACCGGCCTGGACTGCTCCGGGTACACCCAGCTCGTCTACCGGCAGCTCGGCGTCAACCTGCCCCGCACGTCGTTCGCGCAGGCCCGGGTCGGCCAGGCCGTGCGCTCCCTCGCCGACGCCCGGCCGGGCGACCTGGTGTTCTGGGACCACGGCTCAGGCCGTGGCCACATCGGCATCTACGCCGGCAACGGCTGGTTCTACAACGCCCCCCACACCGGGGACGTGGTCCGGCTGTCCCGGATCTCCCGCCGGCCGACCACGATCAGGAGGGTGATGTAGTGCTTCTCCTGACGATCGTCCGGCTTGCCTGCGCAGAGGGCTGGACGATGGACGAGCTGTTCCGCGCCATCCACAAGACGCCTGAGTACCGGGCGTTCGCGAAGGAGAAGCGGTAATGCCGACCCCGCAGGCGCTCGCCGCCCTCGCCCAGGTCCAGCTCGCCATCCCCGGCCTCGACCTGCACAAGAGCGGGCTGGACATCCTCATCCACAAGGCGATCATTGGCAATTGGGACCAGGCGACCCTGATGCTGAAGATCTACGCGAGCCCCCAGTTCAAAGCCCGCTTCCCGGGGCTGCGCGCCGGCGACGGCACCCTGCGCATGACCCCCGGGCAGTACTTGCAGCAGGAGGAGCAGATCCGCCAGGTGATGAAGCGCTACAAGCTCCACCCCGGTTACTACGACAAGCCGTCGGACTTCGGCAAGTTCATCGCGATGGGCATCGGCGCCGAGGAGATCTCGCGGCGCCTGGACGTGGCCACCGGCCTGCTGCGCAAGAACCCGGAGATCGTGAAGCAGCTGCAAGGCATGTACGGCCTGAAGGGCATTTCGAATGAGAAGGGCCTGCTCGCATTTATGTTGGATCCGAGAAATGGCGCCCAGTATTACGAGCGGGCGCTGACCGCCGCCCGGATCGGCGTGGCCGCCAAGCAGGCCGGCTTCACGGGCCTGGACAAGACGTTCCTCGAGCAGCTGCAGTCGCAGGGTGTCACCGCCGAGGCCGCCCAGCAGGCGTTCGCCCAGGCCGGCGTCGAACGGGCCACCTTGCAGACGTTGGCCGCCCGGTATCACGCCGGGACGCTCTCAGACAAGCAGATCGCGGGCGCGCTGTTCCACCCGGACCCGGCCATCGCCGGCCTGCGCGACTTCCTGATGAAGCGGGAGGCCGCCGAGTTCCGCGGCACCAGCGCGGTCACCCAGCAGCAGGGCCGCGGCCTCGGCCAGTTCAAGACCTCCGAGGCCGCTGATCTCGCTTACGCATAAGCAGCGGCCCCGCCGCTGGGCTGGCAGGGCCGCTGTACTGCACGGGGCGGGGGCTAAGAGCCTCAGCGCCCCCTTCTAGATGGTTCTGCTCAGATGATACCCCGCTGGTTGCCCCACGCTCCGCCGTACGGGTCGGGCACATCCCGCAGGTCCGTGGCCCGCTCGTACCGGGCGATGTTCTCCCGGTAGACCTGATGGATCAGGTCGTTCACGTCATGGTTGTCCGTGCCCGGGTGGGTCGCGATCATCACCCGGCTTTTCGCCTTGTTGGGCCGATGGCCCCACTCGAACTCTTCGGTGGAGTAGGTCCAGGCGTGCGCACCCGTCAGACGGCCGACCTTGTTCGCCGTGACCGCGGCCGAGAACGACCCGGTGGCGGTGAACACCTTCCAGGCGTACTGGAAGCTCACCGGGGCGCTAGTGGCACCACAGGGTCGCGTTGTGCGAGGTCCCCGTGTGGGTGTGGTAGGTGCCCTCTGAGGCACCCTTGGCGCCCATCCACACGTTGTCGCCGTAGATCGCCTGCGCCGAGCCGTTGGTGAACAGCCCGTCCGCGACCGCCCAGGCCACGTAGCCGTCGCCGTAGCGGTCGTAGTCCTTAGCCTTCTCATCGGCCAACGACCCGCCCGCGTACTTGAGCTGCGGGGTGTGCAGCCGGTAGTCGAGCGACCACGGATTGCCGTTCAGGGTGCCCGTGGTGAACACGCCGGCGCGGCAGCCGCCGGTCAGGGACTCGACCACGTAGGCGAAGCACGCCACCACGGTGTTGCCGTTGTTCACCCACGAGGCCGCCGGGCAGTAGTTGTTGTAGCCCCAGGTGGACAGGACCCGGCGGCCCGGCTCGCGGCCGAGCGCCGCGGACTGCCGGTTGAACAGGGCCACGGAGGCGCGGACGTGCCGCTCGATCGTGGCACGGCTGACGGTGCCGTGACCGGAGGCGTACGCGGAGCTGACGGCGCGCTGGACGGCGCGCTCGGAGGCGCTGGCCGGCTGGGCGCCGGCGGCCGTGGCCGGGACGGCCAGGGCGAGTGAGGCCGCGACGGTGAGCACGGCGAGGACGAATCTGCGCATGGGTCTCCTTCCCAGGCAGAAGAGCTTCTGACCCGGCGATCGTACCCTCCTGGTGACACGCTTGTTGACAGGTTGGGACACCTCGGGCATCGTGTACACGCAGCGGGCGTGAGCCCGCCCGTCCTGGCCCACCCACCCCCCGAGTGGGCCGGTGTACACGGGTGAAGGGGTGAGGAGGCCGAGTGGCCGAGGACCCGTACGAGCAGCTCGAAGAGGAGGCCAACGCCTTCCTCTACAACTCAGGCGACTCCGAGGCGAAGCCGCTGATCGACAAGCTGCGCAAGCAGCTCAGTGGCGTCGCCAAGCGTGAGAAGACCGCCTTCGAGCGTGGCAAGGCAGAGGCCCAGGCCGAAGTGAAGGCCCAGGCCGAGCGCGCGAAGGTGTTCGAGCAGTTCGGGATCCCCAAGGCCCTCGAGCCGATGTTCACCGGCGTCGACCTCTCCGACTCGGCGGCGGTCGCCACACAGGTCAAGTCCCTCGCGGACCTTGGCCTGAAGGTCGGCCAGCCCGCCGCCCAGGCACAGCAGCAGCCCAACCCGCAGGAGCAGTCTCCGGCAGCCCAGCCCGGCCAGCAGCAGCAGTCGGCCCAGGCCCAGCCGTACGGTGTGCAGCCGTACGGGCAGGCCCCCGGCGCACCGGCCGACCCGGGCCTGATCGTGAGCGCGTTCCAGCAGGCGCAGGCCGCGGGCGTGCCGGGACAGGCCGGTGACGTGCTCTCCCGTGTCGCCCAAGGCGGCGCTGGCGCGCTGAAGGACGCAAACGACGTGGCCTCGTTCGAGCAGCAGCTCAACGCGGCCGTCCACGCGGCTGGCCAGCGGCCCGGCGCGGGTGTCATGGGATAGCCGCACCCCGCACCCCGCGAGGAACCACGTGGCAACCACCGACACCACCGTCCTGGCAGACCTGCTGCGGACGGCCTACCAGCTCCGCGCCTACCAGGCCCTCCGCACCCAGCTTGTGTGGGAGCAGTTCGTCACCCCCGGCCTGGTGCAGTGGACCAGCGGCTCCGACCCGCAACCCGGCTCGACGGTCACCTTCACCTTCATCAACGACTTGTCCGAGACCCCGGCGACCATCTCGGAGTCGACCGACGTGACCGCGCAGTCGATGAGCGACACGCAGATCTCGGTGACCGCCCAGGAGTACGGCGGCGCCGTGGTCGTCACCCAGCGGCTCAACGCGGTCGGCCTGTTCCCCGTCTCCCCGATCGCGGCGGAGCGGATCAACCGGCAGATGCGCGGCCAGATCGACGGCATCGCGAAGGCGGTGGCGCAGGCCGGCACCAACGTGTCGTTCGGCGGCAACGCGACCGCCCGCGCCAACGTCGACTCCGCCGACCTGTTCGCCTCCGTCAACGTCCGCAAGGCCGTCGCCAGGCTGCGCGCCGCCGGCGCCATGCCGATCGACGGCGTCAACTACGCCGCGATCATGCACGGCGACGTGAGCGTGGACCTGCGCGGCGAGGCCGGCGCGACCTCCGGCGGCTGGCGGCCACCGCACGAGTATCAGCGCTGGCAGAACATCATGAACGGCGAGGTCGGCACCTACGAGGGCGCCCGCTTCATCGAAAGCCCCCGGGCCCCGCAGTTCGTCGACGCCGGCACCGCCTCCCAGGACGTGTTCGCCACCGTGTTCTGCGGGTGGGAGGCGTTCGCGAAGGCGGTCGGCTACATGCCCGAGATCGTCCTGACCCCGATCACCGACCTGCTGCGCCGGTTCGCCGGTGTCGGCTGGAAGGCGATGCTCGGCTACGGGCGGTTCCGGGAGGGCGCGATTCACCGGGTGGAGAGCGCCAGCTCGATCACCGCCTAGAAGGTCCGGGCCCCCGGTCGCACGCCATGGCTGGTCCGGGGGCCCGGCCCCCAACCTGAGAGGAGCTTTCAGATGGCGAACACCCCGGCGCCGGACGCCACGGCGGAGACCCCGGCCGTCGAGGAGGCTGTCGAGGTCGAGGAGGTGTCGATGGCCGACGTGGTCAAGCTCCTCATCGGCTTCAACGACCGCCTGGACTCGATGCAGCGGCAGCTCGACGAACGGCCGGCCGTCAAGGGCGCCACGGTGCCCCGGCACGTGCGGCAGCGGCAGCTCGAACAGCAGATGATCCGCTCCTCGCCGAAGTGCAGGGTCCGCTGGTCGAAGACGCCGCAGATCCACTCCTGCCAGATCGGCAACACCGCCTACGGCCCGGCGGACGCGGCCGGCCGGCAGGTCCGCCACGGCCCCCTGCGGGACCGCACCACCAGCGTGATCGTCCAGGGCGGCACGGAGGAGTGGATGCCGGCGCCGCACGCCGAGCTCCTCGAAGCCTCCGGGTACCTCGAGGTGCTCGAAGGCCGGGAGCACATCCGCACCTACCGGTCCGACCAGGTGTCCACGATCGATCTGACCGTGCCCAGGACCGAGCGGGAGGCGGAGGCGCTGCTGCCCGGCAACCAGCCCGGCGACCACGCCGAGACGGGCCTGCTCGCCGGCGTCCACGCCTAGGCTCATGGCCAGCTTTCTGCGCCCGCCGACCCACCAGGAGCCGTTCGCGGCCCCGGGGCAGGACCAGCTGTGGTCGCGGGTGTTCTTCCCGCGCGGCAACACGGTCCTGCGCGTCGGCGCCACGGTCACGCCGGTGTACACGCCGGAGACGCCGGGGTTGGCGGAGGTCACCCAAGCCCAGATCGAGACGACCGAGGCCGCGGGTGGCCGGGCCTACCTGGGCGGCCACATCTACGAGCTCACCAGCCAAGAAGTCACGGACCTGACCGCCGCCGGTTATGGGTCCTTCATTTCCACCACGCCGCCCTAAAGGAGCATGTGATGTCCCCAGTTCCCACCACGTTCCGCGGCGAGGTCGTCGACGAGGACCACGACCTGCTGGCCGAGGTGTTCGACGCGGCCGTCTCCAACGGCGGCGGCACGATCCTGGCCGCCGGGGTCCTGACCGTCTCCCGGATCTACGTCCCGCGCAACATGCTGGTGACCAACATCATCGCCCAGGTCACCACCGCCGGCGCGACCCTGACCGCCGGCCAGTGCTTCGCCGGCATCTACGACGACACCGGCGCCCGCGTCGGCGTGACCGCCGACCAGTCGACCCCGTGGGTCTCCACCGGTGTGAAGGTGATGGCCCTGACGGCGCCGGTGAACCTGCAGGGCGGCCGGTACTACTACGTCGCGTTCGTGTCCAACGGCACCACCCAGCCCACCTTCCTCAGAGGGGCGAACGTCGCGGCGATCACCGCCGGCCAGGCCGCCCCGTTCCGGTTCGGCACCGTCCTGACCGGTCAGACCAGCCTGCCGGCCACGATCACCCCATCGGCCGTGGCCGCCGCCACCCACGCGACCTGGGTTGGGCTGAGCTGACGTGAGCACCGTGAGCCTGGCCGACCTCTCGCCCGACCAGATCCGGGAGCTGTTCGAAGCCCGCGACAGCCGCATCGACACGCTCGAGCGGGAGCTTGCCAGGGCAAAGCTCCTGGTCGAGAACGAGGCCGGCCGTTCGGCGTCGCTCAGGGAGGAGCTCGGCCTGGCCAAGCGGGCCGCTGTCGATGAGGCGAACCGGGCGCAGATCGCCGAGCGGGCAACCTCGGAGGCCCGCGCCGACGCCAGCCGGTTCCGCGCCGCCCTGGCCGAGGAGTCCCAGGCGCGCGCGGACGCGCTGCTCAAGCTCGGCCGGGTGAACGCGATCGGCCGGGAGCTGGCCGAGCTGTGACTTCGAGCCGGGGTGAGCTGTTCGCCGCCGCGCAGGAGTCGGGCCTGCTCGCCCAGGCGTTCGACCCGGCCGTCCACTCCGGCTCCGGCACGGCGTTGACCGGCGGCGTCGTCCACCTGATCCGCGTGTGGGTGCCCCGCAACATCCTCGCCTCGAACCTGGTCTACCGGGTCACCGGCGCCGCTTCCGGGCTCACGAGCGCGTTCGCCGGCGTCTACGACGACACGGGCCTGCTGGTCGCCAAGACCGCCGACATCTCCGCCACCTACGGCGGCACCGGGGAGAAGTCGAGCCCGCTCGCCGACGTGGCTCTCACGCCGGGCCGGAGCTTGCAAGGGGAGCGGTTCTACTACGTCGCTCACCTGGCCGCGGGGACCACCCCGCCGTCGCTGCTGCGCGGCGGCGCCGTGCTCGGCGTCAACATCGGCCAGCAGGCGCCGTTCCGGTTCGGCACGGTCGGCTCGGGCCTGGCCGACCTGCCCGCGGCGATCTCCCTGCCGTCGGTGGCGGCCCTGTCCGTGGCGTTCTTCACGGGGGTGACCTGATGGGCCGTCAGTCGCTCTTGCATGCCGTTGTCGGCCATCTCCGCACCGAGGTCACCTCTGGCGCGCTCACCCTGTCGGTGGTGCCCGACTCTGGGCCGCTGGCCGCGGTCCTACCCGCCGAGTACCCGTACTACGTCACGCTCGGCGAGGACACTGGCCGTGCCGAGACGGTCATGGTCACCGGCGCCGCCGGGTCCAGCCCGGTCGTGCTCACCGTGCTCCGCGGCCAGCTCGGCACCATCCCGGCCGCCCACCCAGCCGACGAGGCCGTGGTCTTGAGCATCACCGCCTCCGAGCTCGCGCAGCTCCTCGCCCGCTACCGGCAGGGCGCGGAGCGTGCCGCGGTGATGCTGGGCTCCGGGGTCCGCCGGGAGCCGTACTTCCGCGGCCTCGGCGGCTCGAACCTGGGAACCGCGTTCAGCGGCCAGATGATCCTGGTCGGCCTGCCCTTGTACGCCGGCGACGTGATCACCAGCCTGACCTACCTGTCCGGCTCCAACGGCGCCGTGTTCGGCTCCAACAACGACGGGCACCTGTGGTTCGCCCTGTACGGCCCCGACCGGGTCCTGATCGCCCAGACCGCCGATCAGGGCGTGGGCACGCCGTGGCCGGCGAACACGAAGCTGACCCTGCCGCTGACCACGCCGCAGGTGATCCCGGCCACGGGCCTGTACTACGTCGGTGTGATGGTCAACGCGGGCACCGGCGGCGCCCCGGCCGCCCCCGACGTGCGCGGCTGGCCGGCGTCCACCACCCAGGTGATCGACTCGGCCGGTTGGCCGGCCGGGGTGCCGATGCTGGGCGCGTCCAACGGTGCCGGGCTGGGCGCCGCGGCACCGGCCGGGCCGATCACCCTGAGCCCGTTCTCGTTCCTGTGCTACTGCATCGCGAGCTGAGGAGACCGACGTGTACACGCGCGGCGACCATCGGGTCCGCCACCCGGAGCCGGTGGAGGGCTGCTTCGGCTGCCACGCCCGGACGGTTCGCATCGGCAACCAGACCACCAGCCCGGACGGCCGGCGGGAGCTGTTTCGCCGCTGGCAGATCGAGAAGGAGGTCACCGCGTACAAGGACGCCCGCGCGCAGGGGATCCTCCCCGAAGGCTCCCAGTGGCCGCAGATCCAGGAGGCCATCGCCAAGAGCCGGTTCCGGGACGAGCCGTACGATGCGGCGGCCGACGACGGCATGAAGGACTGGGGCGACGGCGACGGCGACTACGAGCGCGACGAGAGCCCCGTCGGCCCCGCGCCACGCTCGGAGACGGTCACGATCGGAGGCTCCTCGTGACCACCCTCGCCGACGCTCTGGCCAAGCTCGCCGACTACGTGGAACCGGCCGAGCAGGTCGCCGCCTTGGCCGCCAACATCACCACGACCACGGCAACCACGTTCACCGCCGCCCACTCCGACGACCCGATCCAGATCGGCACCGTGGTCGAGATCGAGGACGAGCTGCTGCGGGTCACCGGGTTCGCCTCGGGCTCACCGAACGACACCTACACCGTCGTGCGCGGCGTCAACGGCTCTGTGGCGGCCACCCACAACGCGCCCGCCCTGGTCGCCGTCAACCCGAAGTACCCGCGGTTCCGCCGCAAGCGGGCGTTGCAGACGGTCGGCAACGAGTGGGTGAGCGTGAAATGCCCGGAGGTCGTCACCGACGCGACCTCGTTCGACTTCACCTCCACCGCCCAGGTCATCGCCGTCCCGGCGGGCGCGCTCGACGTGCTCGAGGTCGCCTACAAGGTCCCCGGCTACGTGGCGCTGCAGCCGCTCGACCACGGCTACCCGCGGCCGTACCCGACCGCGCTCGTGTCGACCGGCAGGGGCGTGCCCCTGGTGAACTGGCCGCCTGCCGGCTACGACGTGTACCTGCGGTACACCCGCAACTGGGACCTGTTCACCACGCTGGCCGACGCTGACGCTCTGCCGGCCTCCTGGCTGTTCGGTGTGAGCATGCTCGCCCATGGCGCCGCGGCCGAGCTCGCCGGCGCGAAATTCGGCAAGCGCGCCACGTTCGATTCGGCGCACGCGCAGCGGGACGAGGACAAGGCCGGCCAGCAGCAGGGCTTGACCAAGGCGATGCGCGACTACCACATGGAGGAGTTCGCCCGGCTCCTCGATCAGTACGTAGGCACGTGGGAAGGCTCCCAGCCGGTCCGCTACCGGGAGCCGTAGATGCCACGGTGGCAGCCGAACCAGACCGCCCGGCCAACCATCGTCGCTCCGGGCAGGGTCGGCACGGAGTTCGACGCGGCCCTGGACGGCGAGCCCCTGATCGTCGACTGGACCGGCTCGGCCGGGCTGTTCAACTCCTTGGGCGCCGGCGACGCGGCCGGCTACTCCGCCGAGGCGGAGGACATCGGCATCCCGCAGACCTCCACGACCGACGACATCGCCGAGAACAAGCTGGACGCGCGCACGTTCTGGCGGTCGATGCGCGACTTCCGCGGCGGTTTCGGGCAGCGCCGCTTCGACGTGGACAAGGTATCGCTGCGCAGCGCGTTCCGGGACGGCTACGGCATCGACACCCGCACCGCCGGTGAGCTGAAGCTGGTCCGCAAGGCCGTGGCGAGCGCGCCGGGCACGTTCAACACCGGCGGCGGCCTCGCCTCCGAGGCGGCCTCCGACGGCGTCTGGTTCATCTCCCAGCGCAACGCAGCGCCCGGCAACCAGTCGGTCACCCACTACGACCTGACCACCTTCACCTCCAAGACGCTGGCGGCCGGGCCGGCGTTCCGGGACCTCACCATCTCCCCGGACGACTACTGCTACATCGCCGCCGACGACTCGATCTACCGGGTCAACCTGGCCGGCGCGGTCACGAAGTGGACCTCCGGGACCGGCATCCAGTTCCTCGTCATCCGCGCGGCGAAGCAGCGCCTGTTCGCCCACGGCAACGACTCGACCGGCCCCGCCCTGTACGAGATCCCGACGGAGGGGACCGCCGGCGCGGTCGCGCCGATCCTGAAGCTGCGCCTGCCGCCCGGCTGCAACACCGCCGACATCAAAGAGGCCGGCGCGCTGCTGCTGGCCGCCGTCACCACCCCCACCCAGAACGGCCCTGGCGCGATCTACGCCTACGACGGGGTGAACGCCCCGTACCGGGCGATCGTGTTCAACAAGGGCGAGGACGTGCTGTGGATCACGCCGATGTTCGGCGGGTCGGTTGTGCTTATCGCCACCGTCCGGTTCATCACCTCGACGAGCACCCGGATGATCCTGTACACCGCCCAGGTCTCCGGCACGGAGATCTCCAACCTGCAGCTCGCCTTCGAATACCCCGACGATTACGCCTTCCCCGGCTGCTACGAAACCTTCGTGTACGGCCAGCACGTGTTCTTCGCCGGCTCCGTGATCACCGGCGGGGCGGTCCGGCCGCTGGACGCCTACAACATCGTCGAAGGCTCCATCGCCCACCACCTGCAGTCGCCGACCAACGACACCGATCACTACCTGGGGGTCACCGGCTTCAATGGCCGGCTGGTCTGGTTCCACGACCAGGCCGGCACCGTGAAGGTGATCACCGAGTCGGCGACCGACTACGTGACCAGCGGCAACCTCGACTCGAGCGCGATCGACCTGAACGTGGACGCGCCGAAAACGTGGCTTGAGGTGGAGGTGGCCACCAGGCCGCTCGCCGTCGGCCAGAAAATCGAGGTGTACACGACCTACGACGATTTCGAGGTGGGGGACTGGCGCCTGGCCGGGGTGATGTCCACCCCCGGCCAGCAGGCCGCCTCCTTCCCGCTCGGCGTCACCTCGATCAAGGTCCACCTGCGCGTCGTCCTGTACGGCACCACCACGACCACGCCGAAGGTGACCAAGCTCGGCGTGAGCGCGCAGATGGCCCGGCTGCCCCGGACCACCCATTCGCTGAAGGTGAACGCCTACCCGCGGATGCAGCGGCTCGACGGTCGCGAGCACCCCGAGGCCAACGCCGAGTACTTCGCCGAGCTCGCCGACCGGTTCGACGCGCTGCGCACCTCCGGCCGGCCGGTGTGGTTCCAGGCGCCGATGAGCCGCTTCACCGGCCACGCTGACTGGGTGAAGGTCAACAAGGTGGTCCGCAAGGCCCTGAACAACCCGGCGGACGGCTTCGGCGGGGTGCTCGCGCTCGAGCTCACCAACGTGGAAGCCGACCGGATCAACCTGTGGCCGCTCGCCGTCGCCAGCCTGTACAGCCTGCCGGTCAACCTGGCCGCCGGCAGCGTGTTCGAGGCGATCGTGGCTGGCGGCACCACCGTGTTCTCCACCGGCACCTCGGGCGGCTGGACGGCGCCCTCCTACCTGATCGTCACCCCCTCCCAGCTTTCCAACGGCGTCCGGGCGCCCTTCCCGCACACGACGAAAGGCATCGACCCGGTCCGCTACAAGGGCCTGCCGTTCTCGTTCGGGGTGCTGGTGCGCCCCTCAGCCGACAACATGTCGTTCACGCCGACCGTGGAAGGCTTCAACGCGGCCGACAGTGTGGTGCAGACCAACGCGGGCGCCCAGGTCGCCTTCGGCGCCGGCACCGCGGGCAAGTGGTTCCTGATCGCCGTGGAGAACATCACCTTCGACGGCCTGACCGCCACGGTGTACCCGACCTTGAAGGTGCTGCAGACCGCGGGTTCGGCCGCGGCGTTCGGGGTGGACGCCTGGCAGATGCAGCAGGCCAGGCTGCTCACCGCCTGGTCGCCCCCGCCGAGTCAGTTCTGATGTCCCCACCTGTGTACACTGCTGTGGACAGATGGTGACAGCGCTGCCTGGGAGCGTCGGATGAGCGAAGGCGTCGATTTCTCGTTCGACCCGCCCGGCCCCAACTGCCTGTACGCCGCCGGCAAGCGCTTCGTGATCATGTACACGTCGATCGGGCCGAGCGCGAAGAACATCACCAGGGCGAAGGCGGACGCCTACCTGGCCGCCGGCTTGCAGGTCGCGGTCGTCGCTGAAGAGTCCGCCGGGCACATGCTCGGCGGCGCCCCTGCGGGCCGGGCGCTCGCCCAGGCGTCGCTTGAGATGGCCCGCGCCGCCGGTGCCCCACCCGGCATCGGTCACTACTTCGCCCTGGACGTGGACCCGAACCAGCTCACGCCGGCGCAGCGCCAGGTCGCCGAGGCCCATGCGATCGGCGACCTGCTGGTAGCAGCCGACCAGCGGTTCGACGCCGTCGTGCGCTGGCCGCACGGCGGGAGTTCCCCGGTCAGCCTGACCAGCGGCCAGTGGGCGGCCCTCGACGCGGCCCTCGACGCGGCCGCCGCGGTGCTGCGCCCCGCCGGCGACCGCACCGGCATCTACGGCGGTTTCACCGCGGTCGAGCGGGAGGTCGGCGCGCACTGCGAGCTCGGCTACCAGACCTACGCCTGGTCGGGCGGCCGATGGAGCGCCAAGGCGAAGCTGCAGCAGTACCGCAACGGCCTGTCGCTGTGCGGCGGCACCGTCGACCTGGACCGTTCACTGGCCGACGACTTCGGCCAGTGGCCCCGACCTGAGGAGTTCACCATGGCAGACGCTCAGACCGTCCTCGACGAGCTCAAGCGGCTTCGCCAGGACTTGACCGTGCAGGGCACCACCGGGCTTGAGCGGACCGTGGAGGACTTCGCCACGCGGCAGCGCGGCACCGTGGCCGCGCTCGCCCGCGTCGAGGCTACGATGCAGCGCCACGGTCTCATACTCGAAGGGATCCGCCAGGGCGTCGACCTGCTCGGCAGCCCGGCCCAGCTCGCCGAGATGATCGCTGCGGAGCTCAAGGAGCTCGGTGTGACGGTCTCGATCGACGCGACCCCGATCACCAACGCCGTCCTCGAGGCGTTGCGCACCCATCCGCTCGCCCCGACCGGCTGATGGGCAACGACCAAGCGGAGCCGGTCGGCCGGCCGGCGCTCGGGCACCCGGAGTTCTTCCTGTGGCGGGAGGTGGACCGGTTGGACGGCCGCATCACCCAAGTGGACCGCCGGGTGGGCCAGCTCGACGAGCACGGTAGCCGCGGCGTGGAAGCGCTCCGCGGCCAGCTCGGCCAGCTCGGCCGCGACTTCGAGGCCCACGAGAAAGCCCACGAGAGGGCCGCCGCTGAGCAGACCACCAGTCGCCGCTGGATGATCGGCATCGTCGTCGCCCTCGTCGTCCCCCTCTACCCCCTCATCCTGGTCTTCTTCCGCCCTCACTAGGAGGCAAGCGTGTACACAGCACTGCTCGATCGGCTGAGAGAATGGGCGCGCCGCAACCCCGGCGTCGTCCGCGGCTACCTCGTCGGCGGCGTCGGCTTCGTCGTCTCGTGGCTGCTGGCCCGCGCCGGCGTCAACCTGCCCGGCGGTGTCGAGCCGGAGCTCGTCGCCGGCATCTCCACGGTCCTGTTCACCGTGCTCTCCCAGCTGTGGTCCCGGGACACGACCACGTCCCTGTACGACCCGAGGCTGTCGCCCACGGTGAAGCTGGTTCCGGTGTGGGACGACGGGGAGCTGCCCGGGGACGGCGCCGAGGCGGCCTGAGCTATCCTGACAGGCAGGACCCGTCAGGGACGCGCGGCTGTTGAGCTTTCCCAGGCTTAGTGTTCCGGCTCCCCCTGGCGGGTCCTCTCGTCTGCCTACGAGGCGACCTTGCAGTCCTTGACGAGCTCCTGGTACCAGAACGGCGCCTGGCCGCTCATGCTGCGCAGCCTGGCCTCCGCGGCGACCGCCTCGGCCTGGGACGGGCACGGCGGCACGCCGGCGATGAAGCCGGGGACGACATACTCCACCCGTGGTTGCGGGTGGACCGCCGCCCACCACCAGTAGGCGGCCAGGATGGCCAGCAGGACCGCGGCCAGTTTCCAAGGATACGAACGGTCCGGGACCGTCGGGAATGCTCTGTGCTCCATCGCGCCCTCCCGGGGCGTTATTGGCGGCCCCGCTCACGCTTGCCGAACCGGCGGCGGATCCGCTCCGCGCTCGCCTGCGACCCGACAATATGCACGTAAATGTTGGTTGTGGCAATCGAGGCGTGTCCCATCAAATCGCGGAGCTCCTCGACCGTGCAGGCCTTGGAGCGGAGCATTTCGACGGCGTAGCCGTGCCGGAACGCGTGCGGGTGAATCAGGTAGCTTCCCAGCCGGCAGGTCGGGTGGGAGCAGGCGTTGTCGTGGGCGGCGCAGATCCACCGCTGCAGCGGCCGGGAAGGGTCCTCCGGGTCGCGGGCCTCGCAGGCACGGCGGTGGAGGAGCTCCTGCCAGGAGCGCGGATGGGCGAACCCGCCGCGCATGCCAGCGGTGAACAGCGCCTCGGTCTGGTCGTCGCGGACCCGCAGCCACGCTTCGAGCGCGCCGCGCAGGTCGGGGATCATCGGCACCGACCGGTGTTTGCCGCCCTTGGTCTGCCGCCGGTAGTGGATCATCCGCTCGGCCAGGTCGACGCCGTCCAGATGCAGGGAGAGGGTCTCGGTGAGCCGGCCGCCGGCCTGGAACATGACCCGCATGATCGCCTCGTCGCGGACGCCGTGCAGGGTGCCACGGGTCGCGGCCACCATCGCCTCGAACTGCGGGACGGTCGTGTACACGGGGAGCTGGCGGGCGGGTGGGGTCATCCGCTTGAGCTTGCGGCGCAGCTTCCCCGTCGGCGCCCGGCCGATCTCCTCCTCGTCCTCGAGCCACTCGTAGAAGGTGGCCAGGCGGCCCCAGGTGAGCTTGCGGATGTACGGCGTCAGCCCGTGCGCCCACCCGGACATCTGGAACAGGCGGATCAGGTCGGCGTCGGTGGCGGTACTGAGCGGCCGGCCGAGCTCCCTACGTAACCTCGTAAGGTCTCTTCGGTAGTGTTCGACGGTGCCAGGCTTGCGGCCGAGTGCCCGCAGCTCGCCTCGGATGAACCGGTCGATGAGTTCGTCGTCGTTGTCGGCAGGGACTACTTCAGCGCTCATGCCCACCTCCCAGGTGGCGGGTAGTCCAATGGTGACCTGGTCAGGACTCATCACCATCTGGTGACTGACAAGGTACCACCTGACGACACAATCGAGCAATTGATCTGGTTCATGGCCTTATGACCTGCGGTCCTGCGAGGTCTGTTTGTCACCAGGTAGCTGTTCCTGGCCGTCCTTGCCCGCGGTCAGGCGCTCGTACATGTCGATCAGGAGCCGCGCCTCGTCCGGGTCGAGCTTCGGGTCCTTGAGGACGACTGCGGCGAACGGCGGCAGCCCCCCGGTGTCAGGCATGAAGATGTAGCCGGCCGGGCCGAGCAGCTCCCCCGGCATGAGGCTGAGCGCCTGCTCGACCAGGCGCAGCGTCTCCGCGTCGGGGAATCGCTCAAGGTGCAACCACCGATAGACCCCTTGCGCGGTCGTCGGCCCGCCGAGCTTGGCGAGCTCCGCGGCGAGCCGGTAGGCGTTCCAGTCCAGCACGGTCATCTGGTGCTTGATGCGCTCCACGACCTTGGACTGCTGGTCGTAGCGGACCCTCTTCCTTGCCACGTTCTCCTCCCGGCCCAGGCCCCCCCGGGCGGCTTGTGAACAGCTGTTGACAAGCAAGTCACCACTTGGCTACAGTCACCGTCGTGTCAATGATCTGTCCACACTGAGGCGACGGTAATCCAGTGGTACCCGAACCGTCAACAACCGCGGAGGTAGCCAATGAGTCCGAAGGGTCCCAGCCGGTCAAAGGACAGGATCGGGCGGGCCCGGTACGACGGGCTCGTTCCGTTCAACCACCGGGCGTTGCGTCGCCTGCGGGTCAACTACCCCGGCAAGCGCGGCGAGGTCGGTATCACCCAGCGGGAGCTCTCCGTCCTGGTCGGCATGCACCGCAAGCGCATCTCGGACTACGAGCGCGGCAAGTACGCCTTCGTCCTGCCTGGCACCGCTAGCAAGTTCGCCATGGCGCTCACCCCCAACGCCGACGACCCGGCCAGGGTGCGCGCCACCTACCGCCAGCTCACCGGCACCGACTCTGAGGAGGCCCAGCCCGCATGAGCGACATGACCGCGATGATCGACCAGGCCCACAAGCTCGCCCGCCACCTCAACGAGGTCAACGAGCTGCAGAAGCGCGCGGCTGCTGAGGCCGGCAACATCCTGGCCGACTACGACCTCGTCGGCATCCTCGAGCGGCGCTCCCAGGCCGCCGAGGAGGTGCTCAGCGCCCGCCGCCGCCAGGCGCTCCTGGCCGCAGAGATCCGGCAGGCTGAGAACGCGGTGACCTTGGCCAAGCTCGACGCCCTCGCCGAGATGGAGCAGCAGCTCGACTACCTGCCTGGGAAGAACGAGGCCGCCCGCAAGCAGCAGGTGGAGCGGTGGCTGGCCACCCACGAAGGCTACCAGCGCGCCAAGGCCGCCGCTGACGCGCTCGACGACCAGGAGGAGCACCTGGACTTCGAGCAGGCCCGCGCCGCCGAGACCGTCCGGGCCATGGAGTTCCTCTGCCGGGCCAAGCAGGACGAGCTGCGCTTCCGCGCGGCCATGCTCACGGTCGCCGGCTAGTGCCTATAGGAGTGGGGGCTCCGACTGGTGGGAGCTGCAAACGCTTCTAGGGGAAGGCCACCCTGCCCTGCGGAAGGGCACCAGCCAACGTCGCCTTGCTTCCGGGTCGCACCCGGCCCCACCGTTGAAAGCGGAGATTGCGGCGGATGGGGAAACTGACAGGAAAGGACGTGTACACGTGGGCACTGACTTGGAGGTGAGCCGGCGGGCCGCGGTCGAGGTGCGCGCCATGACCGCGGCTGCCAGGGCCGAGCTGTACGCCGAGCTGCTCGGCAACGTCGAGGAGCTCGGCGACGACGACCTGGCCACGCTGATCGCGTTGGAGCAGGTGAAGGACTCCGCGGCGGTCACCCGGTTCCCGATCGCCCGCATCCAGCATCAGGGCGACCGGCCCGGCATCGAGCTCGCCGGCCAGACCTACCGCACGTTCAAGGTGGTCATTTTGGACCACCAGAAGCGGCGGGCGCTGTGGGCCAGGGGCGAGGACGCCGGGAAGGTGCCGGTCTGCTCTTCCCAGGACGGCCAGGTGCCCGTGGCCGAGGTCGACCTGGGCCGTTTCGGGCTGGGCTTTTCCACCGGGCCGGCGTGCGCGACCTGCCGCATGAACGCCTGGGGATCCGACGGGGTGTGGTCGGACCAGCCGGGCGCCGGCGCCGGCAAGGCGTGCAAGGAGCAGCGGCTCCTCGGCGTCCTGGTGGAAGGCCACGACCTGCCCGCGCTGCTGTTCCTGCCCCCCTCGTCGTTGAAGCCGTTCGAGACCTACCTGAGCGAGTCTGCGTTCCACTCCCGGCCGCTGATCCGCTCCTACGTGGAGCTCAGGGTGGAGCGGGTGTCCGCCGGCGGCCAGGAGTACGGCGTGCTCGCCTTGGACGCTGGCGAGCCGGTCTCCCCCGCCGACCTCCGCAGGATTTTCGCCCTGAAGCGCGAGCTGGCGGCGGCGATGGCGGCGACCACGATGGACGCCGCGGCCGAGAACGTCGTCGGCGTGGATGAGCACGGCCGGCCAATTCACGGGGAGGTGGACGAGGATGCGCCTGAGCTTTCCGACGAGGATGCGCCGGTGGCGTAGACGCCGCCGGATGCGGGAATTCCAGCGGCGGCTGCTCGCCGTCGAGGAGCGCCTTCGTCAGCGTGACAGCGAAAGCTCTTGACACGTCCTGCCCTCGCCGATCTTCGCCTAGCCCTGCCGCGTCATGCCTAGCCCCGCCAGGTCATGCCTCGCCAATTCCCATCTCGCCTTTTCTCGCCACGCCTCTCCCCGCCTAGCCACCCCGCGCCTTTCCCCGCCTGCTTTCTCCCTACCTGACCCCCTGGGAGGTCACCATGGAAATCACAATCGAAGCCGTCGGCGTCAAGCCCCTGCTGCTCCACAACGTCGACCTGGCCAACCCGCTCAACGAATGGGCGAAGAAGATGGCGGACCTGCGTGGTACGCCGAGCAAGCGCCGCACCGAGAAATGGCACGAGGAGATGGCCTACTGCAACTTCATGGGCGCCTTCTACGACATTCCGGAGATCAGCGGTGTGGCCATGCCGTGCGAGAACCTGCGCCGGTCGATCATTGGCGCGGCAAAGGCGCAGCGGCTCGGCGCCACAGTCGAACGGGCGCTGGCGATCATCGACCCGGCCATGGCGATCATCTACGACGGCCCCCGCACCCCGGAGGAGCTATGGAAGACGGGCCGGTTCCACCTCACCAGGATGATCCGCGGCACCAGCGGCGCCAGCCCGACCACCTACCCGAAGTTCGACGAGTGGGCGGTGCGTGTCGTGTTCGAGCTCGACGAGTCGCTGCTGAACGTGCGCGACCTGAAAGAGATCGCCGAGCGTGCCGGCCGCAGCGAACGGCTTGGCGCGTCCCGGAAGCAGGGCTTCGGCCGGTTCACCGCCCTGCTCAGAACGCCCTGACCACGCCCGCTCAGGCCTCGCCTAGCCCGTGCTCGCCAAGCCTCTTCGGCTCCACCCAGCCCTGACCTTGTCACTCCATTGCGGCCCATGACTCGCCAAGCCTGAATACCCCTCTTCTGGTCCTTTTTTACCTGACCTGCCCATGCCGCAACAGACCTGGTCCCGCCAGTTCTCGCCTGTCTCCGCCATGCACCGTGCCAAGCCCGTCCTGACCTCACCAGCCCAGCCTAGCTTCTACCTGGTCGCACCGGCTCTCGCCTGTATGCGCCATGCCTCGCCCTGCCGCACCTGACCTTTAGGAGTCTGCCGTGGATTTGTTCTCACCGAAACGCCCTGACGGCCGCGCCGAATGGAAGGTGATTTACGACGAGGTTATCGGCCTGTCATATGGCGCCGAGGTGGAGTACACCGACATCGCCAAATGGCTGGACACCGAGGACCGCGAGGTGGCCTACCGGGCGGTGGCTCGTTGCAACAAGCAGTTCACGCAGGAGAGCAAGCCAAGGGTGCTCGGCAATGTTCGTGGGAAAGGCTACCGGGTGCTCAAGCCCAGCGAGTACACGCCGGCCGCGATCGGCATGCAGAAGAAGGCTCGACGGAGGATGACCACCGCGGTCGATCTGATGCGCGCAGCCCCGCTCACCGACATGACAAGCGGCCAGCGGGAGTGGGCGCACCGGGTCACGATGACCCTGATGGACAACGAGCTTCGGTTGCGCTCCCAGGAGCAGTGGCGCGACGACGCTGAGCGGCGTCTGAAGGAGCTCGAGCAGCGTGTCGGCGTGTCAGAGCCGATCGACCTTGGCCCCGACGACGTCCAGGAAGCCTCCTGACCGATCCAGACCGGGCCAGCCCTTGCCGCCCCGCCCCCGTCCGTCCCCGCCCGGACCCTTCCGAGCCCACCCCTTCCGCCCCCGTCCGGCCCTTTCCTCACCTAACTGCACCAGCGTGGACACCGTGTCGCCGGTTGTTGACAGACCGGTCACCGGTCGGTGACACTCCGAGCCCAGACATGGTCGAGGGCCGGCGCCCCCGGGAAGAAGCGCCGACCCTCGGCTGGACAGATAGGCCCTGTCCATCCCGGGAAGCATACCCGGATGGTTGGGCTCCGAGTGCAAGGAGCCTGCGTGCCGAGGATCCGCAGCATCAAGCCCGAGCTTCTGCGCTCGCCCAAGTTCGCGCAGATCTCGGCTGGTGCGACCGGCCTGCTGCTCGGCCTGATGCCGCACTGCGACGACTACGGCGGCTATGCCTACGACTGGCGCCTGGTCAAGGCCGATGTGTTCTCGATGCATGACACCGTCGGCCAGCTCGACATCGTGGGCATGGTCGAGGAGCTGGTCTCGGCCAGGCTGCTGTGCTGGTACTGGGTCGACGGCCAGGCGCACCTGCACGTCGTCGGCTGGGATGAGTGGCAGAAGGTCGACAGTCCCGCGAAGTGGCGATTTCCGGCGTGTCCTCGCCAGCTTCATGGAGGACGTGAGCATCCTCACGAGGACTTGCCAGAAGTTGCGAGTCCTGGCGAATCCTCGCAAGAAGTTGACCCTCGCGCGCGCGCACAGGAGTACGAGCACGAGTACGAGCACGAAGAGGAGAGGGATCTAAACCCTCTTGTCGCCGACAAGCGGCGACGGCAGGCGGAGAACGATCCGGCCCATGGCGTCTGGATGACCTACACCTGGGCCAGGAAGCAGGCCGGCGTCACCGGCGAGCGGACGCTCACCCCTGGACGCGCGGAGCTGATCCGCCGCCGCATCAAGACGTTCGGGCTGCAGACCGTGGCCCAGGCCGCTCATGGCTGGGTGCATGACCCGTGGGACGGCCGGGCCGGGCAGTGCGAGATCGAGCAGATCTTGAAGCTCACCAACGTGGAGAAGTTCGCCACCTGGCACCGGGACGGCCACGGCCCGCTGGCGCCGACTGGCAACCGCAAGCAGGCCGCCAACGGCGAGTACGGCGCGAACCCCAGGGAGCTCATCGCTTGGGCCGAGGAGCAGGAGAGGAGGCAACGCCATGACGATCAGGGCGATCGGGGCGACGATGACGCCGACGGAGTGGGCGAAGCTGGCGGCGGTCATCACCGGGGCCTACCCCAGCCAGCCGCTCCCGACGGCGACGCTTGAGCTGTGGTTCACCGGCTTCGACGGGCACCCCGGCCTCGAGCGGTTCGAGTTCCGCGACGTGCAGGCCGCGGTGTGGGCGCACGCGGTCGGGTGTACACGCCGGCCGGAGCTGGCGGACCTGTACCAGGGCGCGCTCGAGCGGCAGCAGGAGCGTCGCGAGCACCAGGCGGCCCTGCCGTGGCGCGGCGAGGGGCGCGGCGTGCCGGCGCCGGCCGAGTTCCGCGAGCTTCGGGAGCGGATCGGCCGGATGCCGGAGGATGCGAAGTGACCGTGATGGCCGCAAGTGGCCGGAACTGGGCAGACCTCGCAGGTGCGCAGAAGCCCTCTTCTTCTCGGCCTGCCCGTATCGCTCTGAACGGTTGCTGCGCCGTGAACAGTGCATGTCGCTGTCGCTTCCCGGTCCACCACGGCGTCACCTTGCAGGCTGGCCGTGGCCCCCCACCTCCGGCTGGGACGCACATTTGAACGTGGCGTTCGAGTGCATGGAGGTGGACAACGTGTGGACCGCAGGACGAGTCGCAACGCTGATCGTGATCGGCCTGACTGTGGCGTCGGTGGTGCTGGTCTTCTGGGCGATGGTCCTCGAAGCGCTCGGGGGGCTCGCCGAGCCCGACGAGGTCGTCCAGCGTGGTTGGGAGCCCGGCGAGCCGGGCGAGCCGGAGCTCTCCCATCGCGGCTGGGAGCCCGGCGAGCTCCTGGCGATCGAGGCCCGGCCGGAGCGCGCCCGCGAGCTCGTCGACCGGTGGGGCTTGACCCCGGAGCAGGCGGCCGAGGTTGCCGGCGTGCCCGTCTCCGAGATTGCCCCGCCAGCTGAGCTGCTGCTGCCCGGCGGTGCGCAATGACCGTTCGTGCCGCACCGATCACTGGCCCGTGCGAGATGCACTGGGTGACCGGCTGCGTGTACTGCCAGCCGAACGGCCGGGAGCTGACCATCCCCATCGGGGCGCCGGCCACGGTGGAGCCGCACCCGCGCGCCGGCGACACCTCGTACGGGCCGTTCGCCCGCTACGCCGGCCAGTGCTCGGTGTGCCGGGCTCGGATCGAGGAGGGCGACCCGATCGGCTTCACCTCACAGCGGCGTGTGCTGTGCGAGGCGTGCCGGTGACCGCCCAGCAGGCGTGTACACACCGGCGGGTGGCGTTCCACTGGGACGACCACCCCGGCCACCAGCGCCAGATCGAGTGGCAGGGCTGCTGCCTGGACTGCGGCGACGTGCTCGAGCTGGGCGCCGTCGACCCGCGCAAGACCTGGATCACCTACCTGGCACCCGGCAAGCCGCGGCCGTGCGCGGCGACGATGAGGAGGGGCGATGCTGCTCAGGATCACGATCCCGGCCCGGCCGGTCCCCAAGAGCCACGAGCTCGTCAAGGACCCGGCCTCGGGCAAGCGGAGGATGGCGACGAGCGGGCGCGCCCACCGGTTCCAGTCGGAGGTCAGGCTGCTGGTCCGCTCGGAGCTGAACCGGCTGAGGATTCGCAAGCCGGCGATCCCGGAGGGCCCGGTGTTCGCGGTGGTGACGTTCCGGCTGCCCCGTCCGAAGTCGGGCCTGCACCGGACGCTGCCCCTGCCGACGGCGCCGCCGGACCTGGACAACCTGCTGAAGACCCTGTGGGACGGCTGCAAGCTGGCCGTGTACACCGACGACGCGCAGATCGTGGATCAGCGGGTCCGGAAGCTGTGGGCGAGCCCGGAGCATCCGGTGGGGGTGGAGCTGCTCCTGGCGGACCTCGGGGCGGCGGAGGAGCTGTTCCGAAGCCAGTTCGGGTCAGGGACCGTGGCCAGCTCGACGTGACCGCCGCGCGCATGTGCCTGTCGTGCGGCGACCCGCTGAGTGACCCCGACCACGTGAAGACCAGGGGCGCCGGCGGCGGCGACGCCGAGGGCAACGTCCGGCCGCTGTGCCGTGGGCCGGGCACGAACGACTGCCACTCCCGCCGGCACACCGGGGAGCTCACGTTCGACGAGGCGATCGACTATCAGGCGAGGCTCAGATGAGCGCCGGGTACAACGAGGCCCTGAGCGCGCTACAGGAGCTTGACGAGCACGACAAGCTCAGCCCGTTCCTCGTCGGCGATGTCATCGTGGCCTTGTGCGGGGAGCGCCGCGGCCACTGGGCGCTGCTGAAGCAGCTCGCCTCTGATCTTGGCCATTCGCTGTCGTGGGTGCGCCAGCGCCACGGCGTCTCGGAGTTCTTCCCGCCCGGGGTGCGTGCCGAGCTGTGGGGTGCCGACGGGCCGCCGCCGCCGGTCGGCTGGTCCCATCACCGGGCCGCCTGGCACGCCTCGGTGGACGCCGCGGCGGCGCAGGCGTGGATTCGCAAGGCGATCGACGAGCAGATGAGTGTCCGCCAGCTCCGCGAGGCCATGATCGGCCTGGACCCCGACCACGCCGACGACATCGTGATCTCCTGGGACGCGAAGGCGGCCGAGCTCCACATCCAGCTTCGGGAGGGCCGTGTCGTCAGGGTCCTGGCCACTGGCGTGCCCGGGTTGTCCCGAAGCGTTGACAACGAGTCCCGAACCGTTCACATCCACGCGGTCCTGCCGGCCGACCTGGCCGGCCGGAAGCTCCGCGTCAAGCAGACGAGGTGAGGCAATGCGAACCTGGGACGACAACCCGCAGGACGAGGGCGGCAGCCCGCTGGACGGCTGCGTCGGCGGCGACCTGCTGCTGGTGCTTCTGCTCCTGCCCCTGCTGGTCGTGTACACGCTGGCGCGGCAGTGCATGGCCGTGTTGAAGGGTCCGCGCTGCGAGGCCCTGTACCTGGCCGGGCAGATGGCCTCCTACAAGGCGTGCGGGGAGCCCGCCACCGTCAAGGTCTGGAAGGGCCGCTGGTCCGGCAGGCACGTGTGCGCCGAGCACGAGCGGCAGGTGCAGCGGGCCGAGGACAGCGGCATGGCCGGGCAGCTCAAGTGGCGCGGCGACCCGGAAGACCCGGCGGTGAAGTCCCGGGAGGCGAAGAAGGCCGAGCGGGAAAGCTGGGGCAGCCGTGTGTGACGAGGCCCGGTTCACCGCGCTCGAGCTTGCCTTCGACCAGCTCCGCGCCGAAGTCCGGGGCGTAATCGAGCTTGAGGAGAGCTTGCTCGGTGACATCCAGGACGCGGTTGCGCACGATCACCAGGAGCTCACCGACGAGTACGCCGGTGACACCGCTCGCAAGGTGCTCGCTCACCTGGCCAGGGCGTTCCAGGCATCGAAGAACGACAACCTGCGCGCGGTCGGCGACGAGCTGCTCGCCGACCACGGGTGACGTGTACACGCTCGGGTCGTACTTCTCTGGGGTCGGCGCGCTCGACCTCGGCCTCGAGCGCGCCGGCTTCCAGGTTGCCTGGCAGGTCGAGAACGACCCGTTCTGCCAGCGCGTCCTCGCAAAGCACTGGCCCGACACCCCGAGGTACGACGATGCCACCACGCTCGACCCGGCCCGGCTCCGGCCAGTTGACGCTGTTGCAGGAGGGTTCCCCTGCCAGCCCGTCTCCCAGGCGGGGAAACGGCTCGCGCAGGCGGACGAGCGCTGGCTCTGGCCCCACATGGCCGACGCCGTTCGCGTTCTACGACCCCGCCTCGTCATCGTGGAGAACGTCCGTGGACTCGTCCGCCGAGGGCTCTCGATCGTTGTCGGCGACCTGGCCGCCCTCGGGTACGACTGCGTGTGGGGCGGCCTACCGGCTTCCGCCCTGGGCGCCACCCACAAGCGCTACCGGGTCTTCGTGGTGGCCTTCCCCGTCGGCCAGCGACTACAAGGGTGTTTCCCAGCCGGGACAGCGCCGCAGTCAGCTCCTCGAGCGGGTGCTGTGGCCGACGCCGAAGGCGAGCGACGGGGACAAGGCGGGCCGGCCCAGGGCGGATCATCGGGGCGACCTGCAAGCGGTGGTCAGGATGTGGCCGACCCCGCAGGCCCGGGACGGGCAGGGCCGCTCGCCGCAGGCGCAACGCTGGGGCGACCCGTCCCGGCACGGCGGCTGGAACCTGGACGACCGGGTGGCGGCGGAGCAGGAGACGGGCACCCTGAACCCGGAGTGGGTGGAGCAGCTGATGGGGCTGCCGCGTGGCTGGACAGACATCGGTGGCCCGCTCCCCCGGGCGAGGCGCAGCACGGCTGGGAGGCGCCGCGGACGGTCCGTGGCCGCAACGCCGTCTCCAACCGCACCCATCGGGTGAGAGCGCTCGGCAACGCGGTGGTGCCCGCCTGGGCGGAGTGGGTCGGCCGGCTCGCCCTCGAGCTGGACGCGCCCTGATGGGCACCCGGCCGCTGTGCTTCTGCGGCTGCGGCCAGCCCGCCGACGCGCACAGTCTGTGGCGTGGCGCGTGCAAGGCCGCCAGGGACGCCGAGCGGGCCGCCAAGCACGCCGGCCTCCACGCGGAGCGCACGGCCCTGCTCGAAGCGGAGGAGCGCGAGCGGAAGGCCCGTCCGCTGGTCGACTGCGAGCGTTGCGGCGAGCCGAACAGCGCGGTGGCCACCTGGGTGCAGGCCGAGCAGGTCGAGGCGGAACGCCAGCGGATCCAGGCCGAGCTGGCCGCCGGCCGGGTCCGTGTGGACGGCCAGGCGCTCACCGGCAAGGAGGGCTACCTGCGGTCGATCGAGTTGACCGCGCCCCATCGGCTGCAGCAGGCCCGCCCCTGGTGCCAGGGCTGCCAGGCTGCGCTGCACGAGGATTGGAAGGAGTTCCTCTCCAGTGAGTAATTGGCTTGGCACGAACGCCGACGGCTGCCCGCCCGTGTACACGCCGGGGGAGGCGGAGCTGGCCGCGTGGAAGTCCCAGGCTCGCGCGGCGCTGGAAGGCAACGCGGTCTGGGACGCGCTCCGCCCCGTGTTCGAGCGCATCCCGCCGAGCGGGGGAGCCTTCTTCCGTGAGCCGGACCTGAGCCGGTGGCGTCACTAGCGCGTGTACACGCTAGCGGCCGGTGGGGCGGCGGATCCAGGCGAGCAGCTCGCTGCGGCGGTACAGGGCGTGCCGGCCGGAGTAGCCGGCCACCGGCGGGGCGGGGATGCCCTTGCCGGCGGAGCGTTTCTGCCGCCAGCGGCGCAGCGTCCGCGGGGAGATGCGGAGCACCTCGGCGGCCTCCGTCTCGGTCAGGAACGGCTCGTCGTCGCTGGTGCCCATCAAACGATTGTGGCCGTACGTGGCCGCCCTGTCACTCAGGGTGACCGCAATGCGCTCACCTGCTGCGTCTGGTGCCGACTTGACCGTGAATGACCACATAGTGCAGACTCAAACAGGACAAAGTGTTGACAGGTGGGGGCGTGCAGTGCTGGAGCAGGTGAGTCCGAAATGCCAGGAGGGCAACGCCGTGAGCTGCCTGGCCTGCCCGCGCTTCTGGTGGGTCGAGGAAGACAAGATCGCGCTCACCTGCAAACACTGGTGCCACGAGTTCGTCGTCACCGATTCCAGGTCGAACGTGCGGGCCAACAGGAACCCGCTCGAGGCTTGCCCGGGGGGACCCGCGGGCCCCGGCGCCGCCGTGCCCAGGCGCCGGGGTCCGTGTACACGCTCCGGCTGGGCGACCGGGTGAGCCCGGTGTCGCTGTCGCCGTCGGGTTCATGGCCGCCCTGGTCGTCCTCGCCGCGGCAACGGTGTGGGCGGTTAACCCGGCTCCGGGCCCGCCGCCGGGTTAGGGCCGGTGGGAACGGGGAAGCCTCCCGACCGTTGAACCTGTGATCGGGAGGCTCCTTGTGCCGCTACTCGCCGTGATCGCCTTCGTCTGCTTCCTTCTCGCCCCCTTCTGGCACGCGCCCGGCCCCTGGTCGATGAACCAGCTCGGCTGGGTCTTCGTCGCCGCCCACCTGGCCTTCACTGGCCTGGGCTACCCGCTGGTCGTCCCCGTCCGCCGGCGCTCCCGCGAGCACGTCTAGCTGGCCGCTCACGAGCCCCACCGCCCTGTCGGCTTGGTGCGCCGGTGGCGGTCGACGAGCAGGCACACGTTGACCGCCAGCGACACCGGCCCGAACGTGGCGGCCAGCACGAACATCAGCCAGAACAGCGCCTCGGTCATCGGCCCCACCAGTCGCGCACCGTCCGCCACGGGTGGAGCTCCCTGGCCAGCCACCACAGCCCGGTCGCCCAGTCCCACAGCCGCCTCACGATGCCGCTCCTTCGTGCTTGGCGTAGTCGTCGATCAATCGTTCGAGGTCGTCGATGGTGTTGTTCGCGTCGAACAGTGGGAGTCCCTCGTCCAGGTCTAGGCCGAGCGCTTCGGCGGCGAACTCGGCCACGTCCGGCAGGCGCTCGCCGGCCTTGTGGCCTGGCGGGATCACTTCCAGGCCGTGCAGGTCTTCCGGGTCCTTCCACCGGGCGCCCGCAGCGATGGCGACGAAGCCGGCGAAGCACATGCCGGTCTCACACCGCCATGCCGCCTGGTCCCATTCCTGCGGGCTGGCCTTGATCGCGTCGAGCGCCTTGCGGACAAGCTCCTCGTTGAAGCTCACTGCTGTCTCCTTCCTGCGCGTGTACACGTGGTGGAAGCCGGGCCTGGTCGGGAGGTGGGAGGGGATCCCCTCGTAACCGACCAGGCCCGGCCGCTTGGCTACAGCCTCCTGCGGTCCTCCCGGAGCGCCTGGTGTTCCAAGTGCATCCGGGTGCCCAGCTCGTCGATCTCGTGTTGGATGGGCAAGCCTTGGTTGGTCGCGGCGAGCACATGCAGCGCGTCCACGATCAGGCCCAGCTCGTCACTGCCCAGTGGCGGGTGGACGTGGCCGGGCCGGTCCAGGGCGTGCGAGTCGGCGTGCTCGGCGGCCAACGGGCCGAGGCTGGCGCCCGGCGGGACGTTGCGCCGACGATGGGTCCTGTCATCCTCCATGTGGTTGGCGGTCTTGACACGGGCGAGCTGCAAAAGCTGGTCATCCATCTCCGGGTGCTCCCTTCCGCCGCGCGCCCTAGGGCGCGCGGGTGACCTTGAACACGGGCCGGGCCAGCCAGTAGTCGACGCCCTTGTCCGCGCCGCTGCCGTTGTCGCCCCAGTTCCAGAAGCGGGCCTTCTCAAGCCGGGTGGCCGTGAGCAGGTCGGTGAACTTCAGGACGGTGAATGGCCCGCCCGAGATCGACACCATGACGCCATCCACGGTGCTGCGGCGCAGGAACGCCGACCCGAGCGTGTTTACCACCATCACCTCACCCGGCCCGACCAGGCCCTTCTCGACCTCGGAGACCATGCCGAGTGTGCCGTCCGGCCATTCGACCAGGTCGCCTGGCCGGGGCCTGCCCATCCGCCGAGCGCTCATCTCGGAAGACTCGATCCCATCAGGGCCGACGTACTCGGTGATCCGGCTCACGCCTACCGCCCCCTCGTCGTGCTTGTTGCCGCCGGCCGGTCGATCGCCTGCCCGCCGATGAAGCCCAGGCCGAGCCCTGCGGCGAGGCCGAGCCCCGCGGCGAGCGCGGCCAGGCGCCGGCGTGTCGTGACTTGCTGCTGCCGTGCCAGCCGTGCGGCCCTGCTGCCTTTGGGCAGCACTCTTGACTCGCCGTTCACAACGAGCCTCCCTCCTGCTGTCTGTTGCATGTGCTCCCTCCCAGGTGGAAGCGGTTCCTACAGGCCGCGCCCTGCCCGGCCGCAAACCGGGCGCCCGTCTCGCATGGGACAGGGCGTGTACACGCCTACTTGGGCTGGTGGCGGATCGTGCCGTCCGGTTGCTCGTACGCCAGCCTGCCTGCTAGCGGTGCTGGAACCTGGTGGGCCCACTCGCCGGGCCGCTTGCCGCGCGGCGGGAGCCATCCGACGGAGTAGCGGCAGTCGTCGCACTGCCGCTGCTTGACGTCAGGTGGCTCCTTGCGGATCTCGGTGAAGTCCCCGCCCTCGCCCGCCTTGATCGCCTCGCGGAGCGTCTCGGCGCGCGGGTCCTCGCGGAGCGCGGCCCTGGTCTGGGCGGCTGTGGCCTCGAACAGGGTCACGGTCTCGCCGCCCTTGGCCGCGTCGTAGGCGTGCAGTGCGACGGCGCCGTTCTCCTCCACGCGCAGCTCGAACGTGAGCCCGTCAGTCCAGCGGGCTGCGGCGCGCACGTAGCTGTAGCCGGTGATCGCGTGCAGAAGGGTCCGGTCGGATTCGTAGTACAGGCGCAGCTTTGCCATCTCAGCTCACCTCCATGGGAACGGTCTCCGGCGAGTTCTCCGGCCGGTTCAGGTAGGCGTAGACGCATGCTTGGGCGCACGGGTCGCAGTACAGGTCGCCGTAGCTGTCCATCCACACGCGCGCGCCCACGGTGGGGTACTGGCCGCATCCCCAGCACGGGTCACAACCCCACTTGCCGGCCGTGTACGGCTTGAACGTGTGCGGGTAGCCGCCAATCGAGATCGTGATGGTGGCCTGGTCCTGCTTTGTCCCCATGGTTTCCCCTCCCAGGTAGGGACCTTGCTTCTTTCGTGCCCGCCCCCGGTCACGAACCGGCGGAACCGTGGCGCTCCTAGGCGGGCTACCTCGCTGTACGGCACTGCATGTCAGGCCGGTTTGATCACCTCCTCCCTGATCGCGCTCCCGGTAGGCTCACCCGGGCATTGTCCCATCCTGTCACTATCGTGTCAACACCTGGTGACTCCTCAGGCAAGCAGGAAGCGTCCGCCGCACTCCTCCCGGTCCTCCGAGCCAGCGACCGCCCTGGACGCGTGGACCGCGTCCAGGTCGTCAGTGCCCGCACGGATCTTCTGGCCGCAAGCGTCGCACTCGTACAGCTTGTGGCGGTTGCGCTGCCGTGGGGCGACCTTCCTATGCGGCGGCGCGAACTTGAAGCCAGGACCGCCGAACCCTGGTGGTGCCGTGGGCGCGGGCAGGTTGCCCAGGTTCATCTCCGCGTGCGGGTACGGGCCCAACCGTGGCAGCAGCGACCAGGCGAACCAGTCGTCAAGGTCAGTGTCGGCACCGTTGCACGACGGGTCGCCCTTGGCGCCCATCTGCTTCATCGCCGCGTCAAACGCTGGGCCGTGGCCTTCCTTGGCCCCCAGGGCCGCGTGGACGAGCTCGTGCAGCAGGACGAACAGCACACCCTGGAACAGGCGCGCCGGCTTGGCGACCACGGGCGAGACGAAGATCTCCCGCGTCCCGTCGCCTGACACGGTCTCCGTGAACGTCGCGCCCAGCACGCTCCGATCCGAGGTGGCCGGCCAGCCGCACGCAACCCTGGTCCTGGTCCCGTTCAAGCTCAGCCCGGCCTCGGGGAACAGCTCGGCAACCATGATGTCCCTGGCCGCGCGCAGCCAGTCCTCCCTGGCCGCGTACGCGGGTGGCAGGGCCGGCACTAGCGGGGGGCTCGTGTAGGACGGCTGCCACCTGCGCCGCCGCTCAAGCGTGTACACGCGAGCCACCTTCGACGGCACGGGCACGCGCACCACCTCAGTGTCGTCGTGGGCCTGGTCGGTCACGTCGATGTCTCCTCCCCCAGGAACCACGTAGCCGCCCTGTACCGAGCAGTCGTGGTCCTGATAGGTGTCGTCCAGCACTTCCGTCTCGCTCAGGGCGCCGTGCCAGTCCGGCCGCCGGCGCAGCCACGCGCCGCACGCGCAACAGCGCGGACGCTCCTCGGCCGCGACAGCCATCAGGACCGCCGCCAGGCCACGAGCGCGCGGGCAATGGTGCCGACGCCGTCGATGAACGGGTCAACCACCAGCGGCCAGCCGACCGCGGCGATCACGCACACCTGCCACGCGTCCAGGTACGGCCAGCCGAGATGACTGACCGCCTGCAGCAGCTCCATCGCTCTCCCCTCCCAGGTAGGATGAGCCTTGCTAGGTCGTGGGCTGTCCGGTCTCGCTCCGGATGGCAGGCTTGCCCCGCTCAGCCCGTTACGGCGTGTACACATGTGCAGTGCTAGCGGGCAGACTCTGCGGCCTTGGCGAAGCTGGCCGGGTAGGACTTCGCAAGCTCGGCCATGACCGCGGACGGAACTGGCGCGTACCCGTGTTTGCCCAGCCAATCGCTCAGGTCGCCGTGCGCGTCGTCCATCGCGTCAAGGTCTGAGTCCATCGCCGCTTGGATGTAGCGGACGAGCGCTGCTGTTGGATCCATGTCGCCTCCCAGGTGGCGAGCTTGATGGGTCAGGTCGTCCGCTTCGCGTTCTCTACGTTCATGGCCTCAACCACGGCCAAGCCCAGCTCGTGAATCAGCGTGCCGCGCCGGGTCAGTGCTGTTGGTCCCCAGCAGCGAATCCCGTGCTGGTCGCCGTAGAACCATCTGCTCATATGGTCCCCTCCCAGGTGGAGACGAGGTGTGCGGCTAGAACGCCGGCCCGACAAGCGGGCCGAAACGGGTGATCGACAGGATTACGACACCCTGCCAATGTGGGTTGGTGGTCAAGAAGTACCGGCGCACGTCTGCCTGGTCGGTGCCGGGCACGTGATGCTCGACACGTTCGCCTGCCACCTCGGCAAGCACGATCCACCAGTGCTGCTGCATGTCTCCTCCCTTCTCGTGTACACGAGCATCATGAACCTCGTGTCCCCTCCTGTCAACACTCAGTCACCACCACGTGACAGGTCGAGACTGCCCCAACATCCCTGGTCACCCCCGAACCACCAGCCCCACCAGCACACCAACCCCCACCACCACCCACAACAAGCAGCAACCAGGCTGGGCCGGGGGGATCGGACAAGCGGGTAGTTGAGCGCGCAACTACCTCGGTCCCCCATGCATGCGCGCCAATTCCCACATTCATCAGCACAAAACCCGCTCTGACCTGCACAAACGCTCACGTAGGCGGGCAGAGGGGTGGGAGGGGTGGGGGAGGGCGATCGACCCCCGGTGTCAACCTGGGAAGGATGAGGTTCGAAGTTCCCCCCCTCAGCTCGCGATCTAGTTTCTGGGGGGGTCACTGACCGGAAAGCCCTGGTCAGAGGGCAAATCTAG